ATGAGTGACGAACCGATCAAGCTTGCCGATGGCATGACGGCGGCGCCGCGGCAAAGTGGACGGATCGAAAATCATGTCTGCGAGTTTGACGAGTGCGGGAAGCGCGCGCCGTTCGGATTCGCAAAGCCGAGGAAGCCATCGCACTGGTTCTGCTTCGGGCATCGCGAACACGGCGACAGGTATTTGGCGGGGGCAAGATGATTAGTCGACCAAGAGAAGCGGACGAGTATCCAGACCGAGTCATCGACTGCCAGGAGGCAATGGAGCCCGGCTTCCAAGCCATCGTCGATTGCATGCTGGAGGCCGGATGGTCGCGCGGCGAAACTCTGCGGTCATTGAAGCGGCTGATCGCGGCGGACAACATGACCCAGAAAGAGAACGCTAGGACGGAAACACAGCTTGCCATTGCTCGGGCCATGATACGTGCGGGCAAGCCGTTTTAGGATAGGGTCCGGGAACCGCCGCCAGACATGACCCTGACAGCCCGGCAGCGCGCCGCCAATATATCGCAAGGAGCGGCGCGCCGAGGTCACAAAGATGCGGCTCAGCAGCGTTGGGCCGCTAAGAAATAAGTCGCTCAAACTCACGCAATACATTCAGGTGGTCGGCATTCCGCAATGGGGCGATCGAAAAGAACACGTTCGAATCCATCGGATGATTTGCTCGTCTTTCGATGCGGAAGGGGTCTGGGGCAGGCCCTTGAAGCAGACCGATGAAACTCAGGCCGATGCCGCGATAGCTGTCGCCTGGGCCTCCATAACTTGCGATGCAACCACCGATAAGACCTCCAATAGCGTTAATCCGGCTGAATAGCGCATCGTAATTTCCGTCCATTTCGAATTCGATAGCGCTGCTATAAATACGAAAATCCGGCGTCTCTTCAAATTTGACACCGAAACGAATTGCTGCGCTTACTAGATCTTCTAGGAAAGCGTCACAGACGTCTGTCCCACCACCCTTGCAATAAACTTTAACGCCACTTTCTAATATTTCCACATCCACAAGATTGCCGTCAAACATTCCTTGTAAGAATTTTACACCAGCCTTGTAGTCAAAATCACCTAAACGTGTTGGAGATTCAAGGAACCCATAACGCTCGTTAAGAGCTCTAACTAAGTTACCCCCGTAAAATTTGGCGCTCGACGGAGATGCTACATTAATAGCTCTTACGGCCGTTGACTGGAGTATTCCGATAAGTTTCATTGTACTAATTGGTTCCGTTCGTTTTGTCTGTAAAGGGACAATGGATTATGCGTACGCAATGGGCCTTCCACCGCATTGGTCTGCTTGCGATCAAGAGCTGTCTTATTGCTAGGAGACGGCGGAGACTGATCCAGTGCAATTGAACTTTTAGTGCCGAGGATGAAGGCCGAGCTGGAAAAGCCCGGTACCGACATTGCTTCGGGGCTGGTATCTTCAGTCTCCCGCATGAATTTAGGCCAGCTGACAAACCGAATTTGAAGGGCGACGTCAAAAGCCTCGGCAATCTCAAGCAAGGTTTTTGTGTTCCAGTTTCCGTAGGATTCACTCTCTAGTCTTGCGATCGCGCTTTGCGGTTTTCCCGCCTTGGTGCCGAGATCCGCTTGTGACCAATCTCGCTCGTCACGAAGAGCCTTAATTTGGTGTATGACCCATCCTGTTACCATCTCCCTCAGATAGCCATGCCGATATTCTGTGATCGATAGTTTCTTGAGCCGTTTTGCGCTAACCATCGTAGTCAATCGCCTTCTCTGGTGATTCAACAATTTCTTTCATTCGCCTGATCGCCGTTGCCAAAATGCCGGGAGGCTTAAGCCTATCGTTGTGTTCGATGGCAAACCCGACGAATGTCAATTCGTCCCTTCCTGGGCCCATAAAGAATAGCGGCCGGTGCGCAATGCCGCCGCTCTCAAATTTAACTTCCCATACACCATCACAATCATTCAGATTGTGCGCGTAGTGATGCGGCCAAGTTCGCCTGTCTTTCATAAAATTGAGTCGCGAATCGAATTTTTCGGCGGCCCTAGATGCGATCGCCATCCAATCATCAATTACCGATTCGCCGGCGCGAACCTCGTATCCTTTGATTTTCCAGCGCAAAACAGTCCTATATCATTTTTGTGATATTGCAAATACGAATCGCATTTTGGTCCCATATCATATTTGTTATACGCGCGCCCCATTTTTGCGGCTAAAGTAATCGATTGCGGTAACAAACTGAGACATTATCGGCTGTAGCGCCGGCCCTTTCCGGGCGCATAATCGCGTATTGAGTCCTTGCCGGAAAATGACAACGGCAAAGCCTAAAGATCACCTAGCCGCAGCTATCATGGCCTGTTGTAGCATCGGCACGTGATTCCTCCCAGAAATCCTGGAGCGAAGCGTGCCTTAGATCCTCTTCGCCGCGCAAGTGCTTCACACGGCCGATGATGCCGGGCTTCACCCATTGCGTCGCCGGCCGCTTCATGCCCTTTGGCGCCGGGCCGGCATGCTCCTGAACGCGCTTCCATAGGCGCTCTCGAATGGCCCGGCTGGAATTGATGAAGGCTGAACCGACATAGCGGCCGGTCGCCCGATCGGCCATCAGGGCGAAGGCCGGCTTGCCGGCCTCACGCTCGACGCCCAGCAGCTCGTATTCCTCGACCGTATAGCATTTCGCCTTCAGCCAGTTCGTTGACGGGCCGCTGCGGTATTTGCTGTCGCGGCGCTTCGACACCATCCCCTCGAGGCCGCTCTGTTCGAGCAGATGAAAGATCGCCTTGGCTTCGCCTGGCAGCGCCTCGCTGAACTGGATCCGGCCGCCAGGCTCGATCATGCTGGTCAGGATCTCGCGCCGCTCCTCGAGCGGCATGTCGCGCAAATCGTGGCCATTGAGATGCAGCAGATCGAAGGCGACGAAATAAAGGTCATGCTGGCGACGCGTGATCGCCTTGCGCAACTCACCGAAGTCCGACAGACCTGCTTCGTTGAGCACAATGATCTCGCCGTCGACGATAGCGCTTTCAGCGCCGAGGCTCTTCGCCTCCCGCACAAGGTCGCGATATTTGGCCGTCCAGTCATGGCCGTTGCGGGTGTAGATGCGGGTCCCGTCGTCGTCGATGATCAGCTGTGAGCGGTAGCCGTCGAACTTGACTTCGTGAATCCAGCCCTCGCCTTCCGGTGGCTGGTCGACCAGGGTCGGCATTAAGGGCGCGACGAACTTCAAACGCATGCACAGAACTCGGCCAGACCGCCATTAAATAAGATTCAGCTAAAATAGTTCCGGGACTTTTGCCGGCGGCGGCGTGTTCGGTCGAGAACCATCTCCGACCATCGGTAGTGCATCAGCCTAAAGCTTGAACTATGGGCCCTTAGCGACGCGCAGCTTTGAGAGAGCCCGCCACAAATCCGCCTCTTCCAGTGTCCCGTCGTCAAAAACTTGGAAGACTTCCAAAGCCAGGTATTCCCGTTGCTCCCGATCTTTCTTGGCTAGGCGGCGTTCATCACACAGTCCGTCAAACACCCGCTGGAGCATGTCCAGATCAGCGGGGCAATAGACACCACTGCAGCGCGATAACGACATGGCCCGGCTCCCCTAAGCGAGCCTTGTAAGGATTATCTCACATAGCCGGTTTTGGTGCGAAGAGATTCGCGAACCTGAAAGAGATTAATTTAGCTCCCGCTAATCCTTGACGCCCATCGGATGCCGCACCAGAATCATTGCATGGCACGGGGCAGCATCAAGGTCGGCGACGAGGTGGCGATAATGGCGACGGTGCTTAAGCGCGTCACCGAAGACCGCGTAAGCGTTTCGATCCCCAGCTACAATTTTCCCCATTCGATTATCGATCCGGCCACTAAGTTGGTGAAGGGTCAGCAGATTGAACTAACCGGCGACGTTAGGCGGATCGACGGTGACAAGGTCACGGTCGCGCTGGGGACAATGGTTACCGTTGATCTGGACAAGGTGCGTCTGGTTCAGAGCCACGTCCCGCCCAAGAGGAAAACCGCGCTGATCGATGAACCGGGTTGACGCTCTATGACCAAGCTTTCAGACCTTGGGCCGCCTATACCCGGCAAGCGACACGGCAGCGAACCGGCACGAGAGGAAGACCATTTCTACCCCTGTCCATATTGCGGGCAGAAGGTTGACCAGCGCGACCTGCGACAGGTGTTCTGGCACGAGGAGCCGGGGCACCAGGCACTGGAGCCGGAAGAAAGCGCCAAGGTCATACTCCTCCCTCGACAATCACCAAAATAAAACCCAGCCACCACCATTGAGGCAGTGACGGGCTCTTGATTGTCCGCTCCGCAAATTGCCCGCCGCTCCATTCACGGCAGCGGCGGGCGCCCCTTGGTATGGGACTGCTTGGGCGTTGGTGGCCCAAGCAGAGATGGAAGGTGCAATTTCGATGCCAATGGGATCTGTGCCGCTATGACACGGAACGGCACAGCACACAGATTTCGGGTAAATTCCGCCGAAATTTACCAGAACAACGGTCATACCTTGCACAAATAATAACTTTAGGAGATGCTGATCTTAAGCCTTGGGAGGGCTGGGGATATGAACAGAAATATGCTGATGGCACTAGTTGCCATTGCGCCGCTGTGCGGCTGTCAAACAAGCAATCAAGCCGACTACATGCAAATAGGCTACGGGCCTAGTTTCGACGTCGCCCATGCTCAGTGCGAAATGCAAAAAGGGTCGGTTGACCAAGGCTATATTGCAATCGGATCGCCCGGCTTCGTTGCGGGGGCCGGAATCGGCAATGCGCTTGGCAACTTGGCTGCCGAAGATCAATACATGAAGAACTGCCTCATCCTAAGTGGGTGGAAGCGCGCGCCGCACGGACAGGGCGCCGCTGCTGCGTCAGCCGTAGCCGCTGGTGCGCGACCGACACCATATGGGATACAGCGCGCGCCGGGCAGTTGGATCAACACGGCGCTTCTCGACTGGTCTGATGCGAACAACAAATGTGTCACCGGTGACAAGGCCGCATGCGGCACTCGAGCGAAACTTGCGGCTCGACTTAGGGCGGCTGGTGTCAACCCGGCGCCGGTCTGATGTCCCAGATTGCCCATCGCGGAATGTTGCTTTGTCTGGGCGCCGTGCTTGCGGTCAGTGGCTGCGGCGCGGACTACCTTAACCACTACGACACCGTGACGCTCGCCGCCGGCGACGCCAACCAAGCCAACACCCTTGCCCAGACCGTCGACCCGTTCAATCCAAACAGTCAAAATACGCACATCGAGGGTGACGGTCAGCGGATCGCCGGTGTCGTCCAGCGATATCGTGGTGTGACGCCTAAGTTGGGAGGGGTGCCGAACACCGGCGTCGATCTCGACTGCGCCGGCGGGAAAGGAAACAATCCGGTGGTCCCGCCGAACACCCCCATCTCCGGGCCGGACGTGAATGGCCTTGATCGCAATCACGACGGCATCGCCTGCAACAGTCACTGAGAAATGGGCAGCCGGCGACATATAGCGGACAACGAGTACAACCGCCGGCGTTATCGTTACAGGCGACCGCCGAACCGCGAACCCTGGTGGCTGACCATTCTGGCGGCCTCCGCCATCATAGGCGGCATCCTCGCGATCGAGAAAGGCCCCGAGTTCACCAGCTGCAACATCAAGGGCAATATTAGCTACAACACTGGTGAGAAAATCTATCACGTCCCCGGCCAGGAATACTATTCGGAAACCCGCATCAGCATGCTGAAAGGCGAACGCTGGTTTTGCTCCGAAGCCGAGGCGATTGCCGCCGGCTGGCGAAAGGCTCGTCGGTAAAACGCTGAGTATCGCGGGGCGGAACGAATTTCATTCTTTCATTACCCGCCCCGCAACACCCGCCAGATGTCGGCCCAATAGGCCGTGACTAGTGATGCCAACGCTGCCGCTGCCATACCCGTCACCCCCAAAGCACCAAGGCCCATCAGCTTCCAACGCGTCACCTCGGCTGTCACTTCCTTGACGCTGGTCATGTCGGCGTTGAGCTTGCTGACCGCGCTTTCGGTGGCACTCACGCGCTCAACCAGCTCATCGGTCTTGGCGTACATTTTCGACCGGCTGGTGGCGGCCCGTTGCTCCGACTGCTCGTAGCTCAGGGCTGCCCTGGCATCGCTGTCCTTGATGTCGCGGCGGATTTCCGTGATGTCCCGCTGCATGTCCTGCGTGGCTTGCAGCAGGCCGCCGATCATCATTTCCAAGCTTTTCGTTCCCGATGTCGGCATCAGCCCCGCCCCTCGAAGCTAGCGCCAGCAGCCGCGTCGCTGGCCGTTGCGGTCGTTGCCCAGCACTCGCTCATAGCCGGGCCGGTCGGCGCCGATCAGCGCCACGGTGCCGGCTGGGCTAAGGCTTGCTTTCAGGAAGCCCGCGCAGCTGGTCGCAGGCGTCGACTGGCATGCCACTCCCGCGCAGGCCAGAAACACACAGATCATAGTCAGACATGCCAGCGAGCTTCGCATTGTCGCCCTTCCTTTCGAGTTCGGCTTTGAGGTCGGCCGCCGCGACTTCGGCGACGCGGCGGGAATATCCGGAGCTGTCGCCACGGCCGCGGCCGACCAGGTAGGCGATCGGCACCGCGGCAATGAGCGCGGCGAGCGCGACGAGCTTCCACATCTTCAGGGTGAGCGAGACAAGCTCGCCCGCCGCAACCAGGGCACCCATCATCGGCGCGCTCCGGTCTGGAAGGCCTCGACGCCCTTGGCCTCGCCATGCCGGGCAACGAAGTAGAGACCGCCGGCGACGGCAGCGATCGTCAGCATCCAGACCCACCCAGGCACGTCGCCGGCGGCTTCCTTCACCGGCTGGATATAGCCGCTGGCCGCGCCTAGATTGCCGATGACGCCGTCGAAGAAGCTGCCTCCCAGCGCCGCGACGCCGGTGAAGAATGCGCCAACCTTGGCAAGCCAGTTCGTGCGCACTTCCGGAACCTTCTCCCGCACCACGTCGGGCGTGGCGTCGGTGCGCGCCGGCGCCAGTACGCGCGGCTTTGCCTTCTGCAGGGCGAGCAGCAGATCGTCGTCTATGCCGTCGCCGGCCGGCAAGCCGTTCTCGGCGCGGAAGGCACGGACGGCCGTCGCGGTCATCGTGCCGGTCTTGCCGTCGACGCCGCCGACCTCGGTATAGCCGAGATCCTTCAGCTGCTGCTGAACGCGGGTCACCGTCGCCTCGTCGACCTTGACGACGGTCGGCACATCTGCCGGCGCAGGCGCAGGATCCGCCGTAACGGCGGGAGATGCCGCCTTGACCTTATCGAGCACTGCCTCGACCCGATCCGGCGCGACCAAAGCACCATTGAGGCCGTCGCCGGTATAGAAGGACTGGCCACGCTTCAATTGACGGTGCGCGCCCTTGCAAGGCGCCAGAACCGGGAAGGAAGCCCATTCCTGTGCCAGGCGCTTGCCGAACTCGGTCCGGCTGATCTTGCCGGCCAGGAACGCCTCATAACCACGGCGCTTCAGAAGCTGGTAAGCAAGGCGGTCCTGAAAGTCCGCCGAAAACAACTCGCTGCCGGACAGATGCATTTCCGGGACGAGGCCGAGCAGAGTATCGCGCATGAACTGCGCGGCGCCGGCGGCCGACGATGCCGCGCCGGAGATCTTCCAATTGGCCTTGATCCAAGCCTTGCTCGACCAGTTCTTTTGGGCGGCGATGACCTGGTTGAGCGTCATGGCCGTAAGAGGCCTAGTCAGGTGGCCCTGTCGGTTGCCGAAAATCGTGACGTAGCAGGCCGGAATCGGACTGCCAGCGTCGGTCTCATAAATAAAGGCGAGCAGCATCGCCGCTCCGGCAGGAACGCTTTTATCCATGGTCTTTTCCTTTCGGGTGATGTTTGGCTATGGTTGCCGGCCCCGAAGGAGGCCGACGAGATGGCGAGGGATAATGATGAACTGCCGCATCAAATCCGGCTGGACCTCAGCGGGCCCGCCGCCGACAATGATGGGCCAATGGGAGACGTGACCTATCTCAACATGCCTTGGGGGAAGGCCAGCGCCAGCATCCAGACCAAGGCCTTGCGGTCATCCGAGATCAACACCTATGACGGCGGCCGGCTAGCGCTTGTGATGGCGTCTGGGTTGTGCTTAAGAGCGGCGATCAGGGCGATGCTGATGTGGTGCGCGAGGCGTTACGGAAGGCGGACTAGGCTGGCTTTCCAAGTGCCATTTCGCTATTACCGGCCTCCTTAAACAACCAAGCGAAGTTCATCCTGAACAATAGAGAGCGTTTCCTCGCTGGGATTGCGGTGGCCTTGGTCATGGCGCTGTTCTTCGTTGCGGTGAGCCAACGTGATAGCCACGACGTCATCAGCAAGGACGGCCAGTGGCAATACTACATCCGCAATTCGTATATGCAGGATGATGGTGTTTATCTCAACGACGGCAGTGCTGTTACCGACACCGTAATGGCAAGATGGACCAGCTCCGGTTGGGAGTACCGAAAAATGACCCCGGAAGAAGCTGACCGCCTCCCCACTATAACAGGGGAGACTCGGGAGTGACTTTAAGGGACATGCAAGTGTCTAAGGCCTAGCGCTGGCGGCGGCCGTCAAATCTTCCCACATAATCAGCCAGTATATCGGGAGGAGCGCGATGTTTCAGGAGGCGGGGGAGCGCCCGAAGCCAGCGGCTGTCCCCTATCAATGACCGAGGGGCGGAACCTTGGATTTAAATACCGCTATAGGAACGAGAACTCGATCTCCTGCAGTCGACTTCGGCTCCAAAACGTCGGATGGAATTACGAACGCATAACGGTTGAAAGCCTGATTGAACGCCGCTTCCGGCATTGCCGGAAAAATCTTTCGGAAGAACGATAGTTGCGGTGCCGTGAGCGTGTGATTAATAGCAGGCACGCCGGCTCCAGAGAAGAGGGCGCCGTAGATACCAGGGAGCACGGCCCATCCGTTAGGATTCGCTTTTGCCTGTTCGCGCAAGGACGCTAGGAAGCGCGTTTCCGGGATGTCGAAAATCGGATATGCCTGCTGAAACGGATTATATGTGCCGAAGGTAATCGCACCTGAAATATAAGCGGAACATAGCAATATCCGCCCGCTAATCCTATCAAGCTCCCTGAGGTAAACGAAAAATGCGAATCCAAAGGCAAATGGGACAAGTGAAACCCACTCAAAGTATCCTCTCTTTATGGCTTGTAAAATCGTCACCTCTTTGATTGGGAACAAATAAGTAACGCCAATCTTGGAGATTGCCCATCCTGCTGCCACAGACACAAAAAACAAAATAACCCTTCTTTTTGTAATGTGAAACTTGCAGCGCGATGCAGTAATAATCAAGGATATTGTCAGGAGTAACCCAAATCCCCAGGCCATCCTACCGGGTTGAACCTTATTCCAAAGGAATACCTCGCCAATACGCGAAGACACCGGAAAGGCCATCCACGCAAACATCAAAAGCAATCCGGCGCACACCACAGAAAACGAGAAGATGTTGCTTTTCAATGTTTCAGTCAGCGACCGATAGTCGACAAAGCAAATAACAGTCAGAGGTAGGAGGGTGGAAACAACCGCAACGTCACACTCATTGGTTTTCATAAGAGGAAAGAAGCCGGCTGTGGTAAAAAACGGAAACACATAGGCGAGCAACTTCATCGCCGCGACGCCGCCGCCTGAAACATCGCGCTGCCCCGGATAGACTGTCCCCTGCATTACCGGGATCAGATCGCCGAAGTACAAAACAAAACTGATGCCAAGGCAGGCGGCTGCCAAGATCGCGACGGCAATATTGGCCGGGGTGATCATATCGCGTCGAAAAGCAAGGAGTAGCACCGCAAGTGAAAATGCGGTCGGGATCAAGAATGGGGGGTAGACGAGACCGAATACCCAGACGGCGGACATCCAGAACAGAAGCGGCAATTTCAGCCATGGGCGGATCGGGAGCAGGAATGCTATCAGCGGCCAGGGAGCGAATGCAAATGGCGGTGCATTCGATGTCCACCACACCTGCACCATATGGGAACAAAGAAGGCAGCCGGCGCCGAACGCCGCGAACCACAAATCGGCTCCAAGTTGCCTTAGGAGGATCGTGTATCCGACCAGGAACGCGACCCAGAGCACAGCGAAATAAAGGGAGTAGGCATAGGCTGGGGGCAAGATCCAGAAGCCCCAGAGCTGTGGCTTGAAGACCAGAGACCAATCCAGAATAGGCAGAGCCCAGAACCCTTTCAGGGACTCATGATAAGGGGAAATCTGGTTGATGGTTGAAAAGCCGCCGCGGACCGCAGTTTGAAACAGTGGCGTCAGGACGATCCATTCATCTGACCTGACAGGGCGAGCTGTCAGAAACAAAGGTCTTGCATCGGCCAAGCCAAGATAATGAAGACCCATTGCATAGTGCGACGGCGTAAGCGCCAACGCAACATAGACGGCTGCGATCACTAGAAGTGCAATCAAAAGTACCTTGGCGGTGCGTTCCTCGATCCAGCCGAGAACCAGCCGGCCCCGATTTCCATCCACCATGCCATTCGTTGCAAGCGTGTTGTTCATGAAGCGGCGATCCAAACACCGACACAGATAAGCGCCGCACCAAAAAATACATTCGAGCCCAGCGGCTCCCCGAGAAGGAAGTGGGCCGCAACCGGCACAATCACAAATCCGAACGCCATGAACAGATAAGCCTGACTCAGCGGAATCGTCCTCAATGCGATGATCCAAGCAAGCGTCGATCCTCCGTAGAGCGCGACCGCACTTGCGAAAAACATCAGGGTGCCCGTGTTTAGCAGGATATCCGACAGGCTGTGTATACGCCCGCTGACGACCTTGAAGATGATCTGGCCGGCTGCGAGGGCGCACACGCAGAATGCCACAAGCACATAGGAAAATATGTTGCTCATACCTTTATGTTGACCGCATAGATCAGATTAAGATCGATGGATGGCACTCGCGCAGGCCACCAATATTCTTCACGGCGATCAAAATAATATCGAATGAATGCCACCAGATTGGAGATGGCGTTCACGTGCTCACGCGCCATAACATAGTCGTAAGCCAGTCCGTTCTGTCTTGCCTTCTGCCTGGGGCCGAAGTTCCTCCCCAATCGCCACATCATCCCCGGGTCGCATGGCAAAACCAACGAGAGCGTTGCACCGGGCCTGAGCACCCGAACCCACTCGCGCAAAACCTCCTGCGGCCTGTAGAGATGTTCCAGAACATGTGCAGCAATCAGGCGATCAAAGCTGGCATCAGCAAACGAAAGCGCCGTCGCATCCTGCGCGAGAACGGTCACATTTCCTTGCCGGCTTGCTGAACCGACGTTCTGGAGCATATCGGCGCTAAAGTCAGTCAACACATACTCATTGAATCGGTGCCTAACCGAATGAAGATGGAAACCAGACCCGGCGCCCACCTCAATAACTCTCTCAAACGTGACATTCGAATCGAAAGGCTTTTCAACCAACTCATGGCTACGGCGCATCACGTAACCTGCCAGTCCGCTTCCATAATTTGCGTCCTCGTACTGACCTGCATAGGCGCCCGACCAAAGATCAGGCGGATCATCCTTCATTCTCAAGGGAGCCTCGTCAGCTGCTGGATGGGGATTCGAGGCACAGCGCTATAGTCGTACCCGAGAAAGGAGACGAGGAACTGGACGCCAATAATGATCGGAAGAGCTCCGACCATAACGGTACCTGCCGTAGCTGCCTGTCCGCTCTCGGCAGAGGCATACCAACCGATGCCGCCATATAGAAGGCCAAACACAAGCAGTACGCACCCGAAAACAAGATTGACGGATGCGATACTGAAGTCTCTAAGAAAATATGAATACAATATTCTTTTAATTATATTCCTACAATGCTTCAACGAAAACTCTACAAGGACGCTACCGATCTTTAGATTGCTGTTTTCTTCTCCGTACTGGGCTGTCATCGGCACATCCACGACAACCGATCTCGCCAAATAAAGATGATAAAGCATGTCCGATTCAAAAAAGAACCGCCTGTTTATTTTATGCAGCGGCAATATTTCCAGGCACGACTTATGAATGGCCGTAAACCCATTGGTCGGATCGAAAACCTGCCAATAGCCGCTCGAAAGCTTTGTCAGGAACGACAGCGCAAGATTTCCGAACAACCGCGCACGCGGCATCGCGCTCGCATCGTGAGGATTAAAGAAGCGGTTTCCCTTACTATAGTCCGCAACACCGTTCACGATCGGGGCGATCAAAGTCCGGATTAGAGCGGGGTCCATCTGGCCATCACTGTCGAGCTTCACGACAATATCGGCATCCAGGCCCAGAGCGTGCCGATAACCCGTAATCAGCGCGCCTCCAACCCCCTGATTTTCTTCATGATAGAGGACGATAACCCGATCGTCGCTCACCGACTTAGCGACGTAGTCTCCAGTCATTTCAGGGCATTTGTCATCCACGACGACTATGTTGCTGACCTCGGGCCCAATTTTGTCAATAACTCCCAGCACCTGCCCTTTGCTTCTGTAGCACGGCAGAATCACGGCCAACCTGCTATTGACTAACATACTCTATGCCCTGACAAGCTGAACGCCGATGTTCGGATAGGTTCATCGACGCCGTGACCATTTAGTTGCAGCCCCTCTTCAACACAACTAACCAGCCTTGGCAATCCAGGAACAGCGCGACAGCGCGGAGAAATGACCGGAGCGGCTGTGCTCCTGTCCGCCGACTTTGCGAACATCGTGCCGGTGTCGGCAGGCGATAGTCTGTCGGTGCGTTTTTGGGAGAGAACCGCACCGATTTATCAGGCCTTTGTCAGTAGTATGCTGTGATATCTAAGCTGCACTGGTGGGTAGCCGCCGCGCCTGTCGCGGAGTTCACCACCCGCACCGACAGGCTTGCGCCAGCCGCCACGGCTACCATGTTCAGGGTATCAGCCCCGACAAGGACCGCCGCCCCGGTTACGCATGTAAGGATCGTCGCTACGCCGTTCACCATCAGCGTATAGGTGTAGGACTGTCCAGCGCCAGGCACCACGCTAGCCAGACACCGCAGGTTCTTGGCAACGCCAGCGTAGGGGATCGTGATCGCCGACGAGAGCGCGGCCGCCGCAGCGTAGGAGCCGAGGTAGGCTGTCGCAGCCGCCGCCACCGTGCCGCCGACAGAGGTCAGCGCGAGCATGGTCTTGACGCCGCTGGTACGCTTGGGAGACGACAGGCCATATGCGGCCCTTGCGCATGCGTGCGCGATCTTGGTGCGCGCACTTCGGGTTTCGTGAATGTTGTCCAGAACGTTGAGGTCGACGCGGTTTTGATCCGCGTTCCATGTCAGGTATCGGGCGATCGTCGGCCCAAGTATCTTGCCCGCGTCAACGATCGCCACAGCCTTGCCAGCGTCCCGGTATGTAGCGACCACGCGGCGGATGACCTCACGATAGACCGGCACGGCCGAGCTACCACCCGAGTTTTGCCCCAAGCCGCCGTAGGTCACCGCGTTGGCGCGATCGTAGAACGCCGGAGTAAGAAGGACCGTCACCTTTGCTCCGGCGATAAGCGCCTGATCGAGCATCAGGGCGAAGTTGGTGGCGAAGGTTGAAGACGCCGTGCCGACCTGTGTGTCGTTGGTACCGAGACCAATGAACACGTCCGTATAGCCGGTCATGACTTGCGCCAGGATGGCCGTAAGCTGATCGGCAAGGGTAGCGCCAGCCAGCGCAATATTCTTGCTGCTCTCCCATTGCGTGCCCATCGAGCCCTGCATGACGCGCGCGATGTCACGCGGCCAGCCGATCATTATGTCGTCCATCTTGCTATCGCCGACGAACAGCGCGCGGACAGGACGCGGAGCCAGCCGCGTCGGGTTGCGGGTCTTGATGATGTTCTGAAAGTTGGACACTTGCGCGCCCGCCGCAGGGCGGTAAACGCCGGGACCGATGTACAGCGCAGGCTTAGCCAGTTCGCCACTGGCGATGATCACGCCATTCATACCAATGGCGTACTTGGTCGGTGTCAGCATATCGACGGTCATCGACGCCTTGGTGAGCGTGTACCCGGCTTCCGTCTGCGCCGCGAGGCCATCGCCGAAAGAGAACACAGAGGTTTCCGTGAAGGTAGCGGCGGCGGTAAGCTTCTTATGGACCATGTCGCCGCCGACAGCCGCATAGACAGCGTGATAGCCGCCCTCATAGGCCAGCACGACATACCCGGTATCCGCGGCATTGTAGCCGCAAACCCATGAGTATTGGCACCCCGGCTCGGGCACGATCCCGGCAAAGATCAGAGTGGTAAGGTCCGCCGTCGACCAGTCGATGTTAATGAGGTTGGTGGCCTTGGAGATGCCGGTTGCCGTCGCCGAGGTGGTGTTGCCGTTCGGCCAGGCAAATTTCAACATCGTGGCGGTGTTCATGTCCACCACGGTCGGTTCGTCATAAGCCACGTCGCCATCGGTGAGGAAGTCGAACTTGTCCACCGGCTCGGCGTGATGCTGGAAGGTGGTCAGAAGCGCTGTGCTGTTGAACAGTAGTTCGCCTGTCCCGACTACGGTCACGGCGGGGTCGTTGGCAACTTTCTGGGCTTGCGTCCTGTCGTTGTAGACGTTCGGACCAGTGAACGTCGGGTTGGCTGTAGCATCGATCGGGACGCCGGTGAAGTCGCTGGTTGTCGCGAAGTAGAAAACACCAGTGACCTTCTTGACCATGACCAGGCGTTCACCATGGGTGAGCGCGGCCTTTGCCGCGACCCAAGCCGCATCGTTGTTCGTAGCCCCATCATCGACAAACCCGAATTCGGTGGAGAATCTTCCCGTTGCCGCCTTGTCGACAGATGCGGCGGCCAGCTCGGCCCTCGTCGCCGCAGCTTCCGCCGCTGCCTGAATCGCCGCGCTGACCTGGTCCGTCAGCAGACGGAACGTCGCACCGGATTTGTATCCAGCGATAACCATGCCAGCGACGAGGCCGCCAGCGACGACGTTGGCGCCGGAGCTGGTCTTGATGGTCAGCGGCGTGCCCCCGTTGAAGGCGACCGTCACGGGCAAGGCGGTGTTGGCCTCGAAGACACTGAAGACGATCAGCGCACCGCCGTCAGCGGCAGGCACCGGAATGCTTGATGTCGCCACGATGGCATTCGGCGATCCGGCGCCGGCATCCGATGCCATGATGAAGGAATAAGGCAGATCGGCGACGCGCGTCCACGATCCGGTCCCAGACGCGCCGATCTTGCGATAGATGCCATTGTTGGCGACTGTGGCATCGCCCAGCACCCACGCTATCGAGTTGGAATCGTGCAGCAGATCGGCATCGAGATGCGTCCTGGTGTCGTAGATCAAGCCGCCATTCGACAGAAAGGCGGTGATGATGTCCTCGACCCACGTGCCCCATGCCCGCATCTGCGCCTTGATCGGCTGCGCCGGATTGGAAGACGGCCCGTCGGCCATGATCGTGTTCATCAATTCGGGCATATGAAAGTGCTCCTGGACTGGAGACCCACCGGGAATGGCAGGGCAATGAAGATGAATCGGGTGGGGGTTTTAGGTAACGACTTTCGGTCCGGTGGCGACGCTTGTGGTGCTCTCGACACCGGATCCGTTCGCCGAGCGCAGCCAATAGTAATAGGTCCCGGCCGCGCGCCCGGTGTCCGTCCAGGCATCGGCCGATGACGGTGCACCGTATTCCGTGCGAACGAGGGTCGCGGTGCCCTCATTGTTCACGGTGTTGCGCCTGATGTTGGTGGCGACATAGTTGCCGGAATTCGGCGTGTTCCAGGTGAGCGCGACCTGGCCGACGCCGCCCGTAGCGACCACGCTGGTGACGGCGGCTGGCGGCACCGTGTCGACCGTCGAGACCAGCGTCACCGTGCTTGTCCACGTGCCATAGCTGTTGTTAGCGCCGATATAGGCGGCCTGAACGTCGATCGAATTGTTGGATGGCACCGGATTGGTGTTGACCACGATGAGGCCGGCCGACGGTGTCGCGCCAGGGAACTTCTGTTCAACCCATGCGCCGTGAACGCCCCCGCCAATGTCCGATATCCGGTAGTGAACAACCGGCGTGACATCCACCCGGTTCGGATCGATCAACACGACGCGGACGTAGACAGTGCCGCCCCCCGAGACAGCCACGGCTGTGTCGATGATCGGGTCGGGATGCCGGCCGAGACCGGCTTTGGCGGTACAGGCGGCGCCGATCCCTCATCGCGCGCCGGGTCCCAGGCGTCGATATCGTCGGGCATCATCACAAAGGTCATCTGGAAGCCGCCGCGCGACACCGACAGGACGGACCGCCTGTTGTTGATCAGTTTGCCGTTGAGCGACGGTAACCGCCCCGGCGTGTTCAGCCGGACCCACGGCGCGTAGATGGCATTGATGCCCGTGAACCTGACATCGAGCGTGCCGCGCCTCTTGGCTCGCGCACGGGCAAATTCGCGCTTGCCAAGCCTCCGCGCCTGGCGCCATTGCTGGCACCAGATGTAATTGCCATCCTGCGGCAGCACACGGCCGGCCGCGATCTGCGCTGCGGTATCCTCGAAATAGTCGGTATCCGTCGTCGTATAGTCGGTCGCCGGATAGGTGAATTTCGGGATGAACTGATTGACCTCTTCTTCCGGCAACACGTCATGCTGCACGGTGTGGCCGACAATGTCGGCATCGGTCAGCGTGGCGACATATTTTTCGCGAAACTTGCCGGCGACGACAAGCAAGGCGCCATCGCCGCGCTCGCACATCCAGCCGTCGCATGTCGCCAGGATGGCATTGGTGCCGCTCTTCGGATCGCGCTCGGTGGTGTCGAAGCCGCCGCATTCGTAGCGTTTTTCGGTTCCGCCGGAAGCCCGCGGTACGTCCTCGTCGCAGACATCGGCTTCCTCCTGCCACATGTCGAGCACGGGCAGCAGCGCCTTGCGAAAATCGCGCTTGGTCCCGAATGGGTTGAAGCACTCGTGCCAGGCGAGATGGAGGATCGGATTGCGAGAGAAGGACCAGGTCGACGGGTCTTCAGGACTTTGCGACGGGTTGCGGAAATCCCAGACCAGCGCGAGCTGCGCGACCACTGAGAGGGCCGGCTTGCCATAAGGGAAGAACTGCTGGAAATATTCGACATTCGGGCTCGTGCAGAGCATGCCGACCGAGGCCTGCCCGTCTCCTCTGTGATTGCTGGTCCATATGCCCTGGCCCGACAGCGGCGTGACAAATTCTGAAATCGCCGTCTCTGGGGTAAGGCCTAGGCGGCTGTAGATCATCACCCATTCACGGGTGTCATTGCCGTAGCGCTTTCCGTCCGGGCTGACGACGCGGTTGCCGCTGAGAGTGACCTTGTCGTCGTTCAGATAGTAGCCGGTGTAGGCATTGATGCGATGCCCGACGATCGCCTGCACCGAATACATCTTGTTGTCGAGCGCTTCCCACAGCATCATTGCGCCCGCCAGCCGGGCTTCACCCACGCCCCAGAACCGGTATGGAATAGGCTGTGTCAGCGGCGCGCGGCCATCCTCCGGTTTCGGCGGCTTGGGCGTCAGAAGATATTGCACGCCGGCGACGATCGCCGTGGTGACGATCGCCGAGGCGATCGCCGCGTAGGAGATGGTCGCGCCGAAAAGCGTAAAGCCGCCGCTGCCCAGAATTGCGGTGAAGATCGGCGTGAAGATCGGGTCGCGGTGAACCGGCCAGCGATATTCGCCGCTCCATCCGCTGGCGACGATCTCCTGCGTCGTCGCCGTCTCAAAGGCGCCGATGCCGGGATTGTAAGTGCCCTTGCGCGACGCTTTCGCCAGCGCATGGCGCAGCGCATCATCGAACGGGTTCACGCTATGCGCCATGCCACGCCAGTCCAATCGAGATGCTTGACCATGACGCCGCGCGCCGACATGACGGCCCAGAGCGGGCCGAAACGGATGGCCGGGATTTCCTGGACCCTGGCGCCGGCGGCGTCGAAACCGGTCATGGCCAGGACCATTCCGATATCGCCGTCACACGGCGCCTGGATACGATGGAAGCCGAGCGCGGAGAGTTTCGCGCCGACAAGCCGTTCGGCGCCGCCAGAGACGCGCAGGATGGCAGCAGCAGTATCCGCGTCGAAATAGGTGCCCCGCAATTCGGCACCCGGATCCTTGCCGGTCGCGGCGACAACCCAGTCGGCCGCGAAGAGCGTGCAGTCGGCGTAACCCCACTGCCACCGGTGCGGAAGCCGGATGTATTCTTCCAGCGTCATGCGTTATACTTTCAGTTGCCAAATAGGAGAAGCGAGGTTGTCGACCAGGAAGGTCCAGCGGAATGCCGAAATCCTGTCGATGAAGGCAGCCGGCAATTCTGCCGCAGAGATTGCTAGAAAGATCGGATTGTCGGCCAATCGGGTCCGCATGATCTTGAAGTTTTACGATCGGTATCCAGCGACCAAAGCGTCTGACCTTCATCGCCCGTCAGAGCATCTATCTCAGTAATTCGGCCAGGCCGGCGCGACGCCGCGCGCCAAACGCGCGGTGCCGTCGCAGAATTTGTCTGTCGGATACATCGCCTTCTGGTGTGGCCCCGACCACAGCACCAACGACGCCCGCGACCTGGTGTTGTTGCCCGATACAGTGGCGAGCGTGATGGTGGTGGCCGGGTTTTCAGTGCCGGACACTGCCGGGCTCGATTCCGTCGGATGCGACGCCGTTCCCGTCCATAGCGCGATGATCGGGCTCGTGGGCTGGTAGTATTCGTCAAGCGTGGTGATGCCGATCTTCAGATCCTTGCCGCGAACATCAGGCATGGTGTCGAGGACTTTCGCCGCGGTATCCGGATCGATGCCGGAGATGCCGAACTCGACACTGGAGCTCTGCCCGTTGACCAGCACCTCGAGCGTCGGGATGTTGAGCAGCCGGCCGCCGCCGAGATAGACCGTGCCGTTCTCATCCAGGCTATCGAAGCCGGCCGGGATGTCGTTGACGCCGGCCCAGATATGCAGGCCGGGATCAGTATCGAGCCGAAAGAAGATGCCGAGCGTATGGCTCGACGCCATGCGGTCGAGAACGGATTGCGGCACATATTGCAGGCTGTAGGAGCCGACAAGGTCCTGCCAGGCCATGTTCAGAAGCCCTCGACGAATTGGAGTGTCGGCGACGACTGCCACCAGCCTTCGGCCTCCCATGCCAGCGAGAAACTGGCCGGGAATTTCATGACGCAGCGGGGCCGCGCGAATTCGACCCGCGTGCCCTGAATGACCGCCTCGCGCAGCGGACGATCGAGCGACAGCGTGTAGCGCTGGCCGGAGCGCGCCACGCCGTCGATTGTCTCAAAGGCCGGGACAGGGTCAGTCTGATCCCAATGGCGATAGGCGCGCCAACCCTTGTTTGGATGGTAGATCGAGAACCAGTCAGACCAGCGCAAATTGCGGGCCGCGCCATAGATTCGAAGCGTGACCTTTCCGGCATTGAGCGCGGCGGCATCCATATTGGCGATCACCGTCGTCTGGCTGTACCCGGCACCATCGGAAAACAGCGCTCCGTCGGAATGCGGGATGCCTGATATGACAGGCTGCGGGATACCTCTCGCATTGAGCGGGAAAGGCCCCATCCAATCGGAAATGATCGGCACATTCATGAACCGGACAGAGCTGTTCATGCGCGCCGCGATCCAGTTGATGTATTCGTGCTGTTCCCGATCTTTGACGACGCAGCCACCATAGGAGCCGACCAGAACTCCGCCGCCGCTGGTCTCGATCGTGACAGATTCCCCAAGACCATTGCGGCCGCCTTCCAAACCGCCACCCTTGGTATCGAATGACATTTTCGTAGGCTTAAGAAAGTCGACGTCCAGCGTAGGGAGATCCGTGTAGCGCCCCATCGCTCAACCCTTCTGTGACGTATAGCGACGCTGGGTCTCACCAAAGCCGCCGTTAACCTGCCCTTGGTGATACTCGCCGATCGCTTCCTGGGCGCCCTGCTTGGCCAGCATGCGAACGTGCTCGTCTCCGCTGGCACCATTGACGTGGACATGCAGGTCCACCTTCGGCGGCGTCGACGACTGGCCATTTCCGTTGGCCGCCATCTGGATGGAGCGCGGGTTGCTCCGAATAACGTCGCCGGCGCGAAGCTTGCGCAGCTCCGGACCGCGTTCGCCGACCCATGCCCACCCTGCCGGAGCACTTTCCGTACCATCCGCGAAACCGAACAGCTTGGGAAGGAAGCCGAGCAGTGTGCCAAGGAAACCGCCGCCAGAAGAGCCCGACGAGGCGCCCCCGCCGGAATATCCGAGGATGTCCGACAGAGTGGTGTTCGCCTGGAAATTCTCCGGTTTCAAACCGTCGAGGATCGAAGCAAGACCGCCCTTCCCGCCAAGGCCGCCGGCCAGGCTCTGAACGGTGTTAGTGACGGTGCTGTCAAGACCGCTGAGACTGTCAGACGCCTTGGCGACGGCGGCGTTGAATTTGTCGACATAAACCGATCCCGACGTGCCCAAAACATCCTTGGCATTGGCGCCCGTGGACAGGGGTCCGCCAGTGAACCATGCCGACGCGGCATCCTGCGGATTGCCATATTTGGACAGGTATTTGCCGAACTGCTTTTCGAAAACCGCATCCTGTGCGCCCGGATTGGACAGGAAGTCTTTCGGCGACATTACCTCACCGAAGGTCTCTTTCGACCATGACGGCAGATTGCTCTTCATGACCTGGTAGGCGCCGAGCGCCTGGTTGCCATTTTTCAGCATGGGGCCGAGGGCGGAATAACTGCCACTCCCTGCGCTTTCTATCGACCGGATCGCAGCGGCATACGCTGACATGCCATCGCCACCGACGGCGGCGAGTGGCGCGCGCGTGACGGCACCTGGTGCGTAGTTGTCGTTCGCACCACCAAACAGGGAGCCGACCACGCTAGTCCCCGCTGATGCAAGACCACCGCCGCCGGGCATTTGCCCTGTCAGCGCCGAAGCGAACGCCGTCGCCAAACGGTCGAAGATATTGCTCCAAGCCTTATCCATCGAGTTGGTCAGAGCATTCAGGATCGAGGTGCCCAGCGACTTGCCGATATTCCCGCTGCTGTTCAGCAGTTCCGATTTGAAGCCGGACAGGAAGCCCACGGCCAACCCTTTCGCATCAGCGAACCTGGTAGCGTCGCGCATCTGCTGGGCTTCAGGTGAATCCATGCCGATGCCGGTGTTGCGGAGGCGGGCCGCGATCTGCTGGTCGCCCGCTGAGAGAAATTGCTGCGAACGCTCAAAGGCCAGATCATTGCCCAGTTGCGCCCGAGCGATCTGGTCAGCCATCTTCCCGTAGCCGTCGGCCTTCTGCTTGATCAGCTCCAGTTCCTGTTGATCGACGGGAACATTGTTTCGTGCCGCTTCCTCGCGAAGCTGCTGGGTCAACTGAAACTGCATCCGCATGGCTTCGGCCGCACCAGCGGTCTTGCCGATCAGATTGAGGTCAAGTTGTTGCGAGGCAAAGGTGGCGTCGAGGGAGCGCTTCCGTTCCTTCTGCGCCTCATCCAGAGCATGTTGCGCGGCCAACGCCGCCTGTTGGCCGGCCATGTCGATGCGGCGGGCGCGCTCGGCCGGATTTTCATTGTCATTGTACTGAGCGCCAGCCTGGGCACGCGCGGCTGCGGCCAGTTCGGCTGGCGAGCGAGCATAAAGCCCCTGCCGCTGGGCATCGAAGGCCTGTTGAGCCCGAGAGGCGGAAACAGCCCCGCCGGCGTTGTATCGGTCGAGCGAGCTCATGTCTTCGGTGCTGAGAGAACCGCGGCGAAGTGGCAAGCCGCCCGGACCCACGCTCTTTGCAAGCGCGTCCTGTGCGATCTCCAGTTGCTTCAGTGCGCGTGCTGCGGCATCCGCGTCCTTGGTCAGATCGATCAGCTTGCCTGCCGATTCCGTCAACGCGGCATTGTTCGGATCAAGCGCCCACTTGTCCTCGACCATCTTACGGAAACCGATGATGTCGGGAGTACCGGATTGCGCTGTCTTTTGCAGGTAGGTGATCGCATCCGCGAAAGGCTTGAACTCCGTCAGCGGTGAGAAATGGTAGCCGCCGCCGATGCTGCCGGTGCCGAGATCAGACATCGCTCCCTGGGTTTGGTTCGCGATCTGGATTTTCAACCCGGCCTGCGTCGACGAGGAAAGGAGTTGCAACCCATGTAGGTTGGAAACGGAAAACGCGTCCTTGGCCTTGTCGGCGATAGATCCATAGATTTCGCCGATCCCGCGCAAAACGGAGGCATGATCCTTCAACAGGTCGTCGAGGCTCTTCACTTCCTTGCGCGTCGAGATGATGTAAGTGGCAAGGCCAGCAACAATCGCCACGCCAGCGCCAGCAGCGAGACCGGCAGGCGTAACCAAGAATGCGAGAAGCGCCTGCCCGGCAGTTTTCGCCCCGGACGCTACAGCCTTCAGCGAGCCCCTCAACCCTGTAGGTCCGCTTTCCAGCGCGTCGTAGACCTGACCAATCTGGGAGGCAAAAATCTGCACAGGTGATGCACCCAAGGCGAACATCGTGATGACGTCGTTGCCCTGCCGAGACAGGTTGAGCATCTGGTTCGACGTCAGCCGCGCCGCGTTCGCGTTGTCGTTGAGCGCTTTGGTCGACTTGTCTGCTGCCGGGGCTACTCGGCCAATCCCAGAGACGACCTGTGCCGAACCCGAGCCCATGCCGGCCAGAGTGGTGTTGGTCTTCTCCGCAGTGGCAACGAGCTTGATCAGGGACGCATTGCTTCCCTCCGCAATGCTGGCCAGCTTGAGGAGCGTGGCATTGGCCTGGTCGACGCCGGCCGAGATCTTGGCTAGCGCCGCATTGGAGCCCGCCGATGCGGATTGTAGCCGCTTCTGCGCCGCCTCAGCCTTCGCAGACGCCGCCGTCAGTTTGTCGAGGTTCGTCTCCGCCGTGACAGCCTGAGACGAGTCGACAGCCAGACCCAGATTGGCAACGGTCACCGCATCACCTCATTGCACCGCGAACATTGCATCGAAATAGTCCTCGGTTATCGGTTGAGCGGTGACTTCGATTGCAGGCTTCGGACCTTCGCCGAATACGGCACGAAGGACGGAACTGATCATGTCGCCTCGCCCATCAAGGCCGACCAGGATTGCGTTCACGTCGGCCCTAAGCGTCTGCTCTTCGGTCCAGCCGAGCCAGCCAAGGGCTTTCTCGGCCAGATCGTCGTAATATTCAGCCAGGCTTACGCGGGCTTCTGAGGGTCCGCAGCTTCCTCTCCTCCCGACATCGGGCGCCCGCCATTGGCTATGATGGTCAGGTAGGTGGAGATCGGCCCGACAAGATCGGTCAGACCCGTGCGCCATACCTTTTCGGGAATGGACTTCGCATCCTGGCCGGTCGCGCCGAGGCCGAGCGCCACGACCGACACGATCACGTCGAAATCGTAATTGCCGACGGCGCGAACGGCGCTGGAAATGCCGCCGCTCTGGCGAGAAATGGCCTGCGCAGCCATCAAGGACGGGCGAAGCATGACGGTCTCGCCATCGAGCTCGATCTCGACGTTTCCGGCGCCCAATGCTGGCTTGCTCATGCTTTTTTCTCCACTTCGACCTTGGGCGCCTTGATGGGGATGCCGGTCGCTTCGAACGGGGCCGGTATGGCCGACGCTTCGGCCTTGGTGAGGTCGAGCTCGATGAAGTTGCCGGGCGCTAGAAGGTATTCGTGCCCGTTGTGAGACAGCTTGTGCGCCTCTTTGCCGATGTTCGTGATCTTCATATCGCCTCCTGTTAGCCGAGCGCCGCGACGCGGACGTAGTTGGTGTTGGGCAGCACGGTGCAGTTCAGCATCTGTGCGTTGTTGGCGCCGCCCATGCCTTCCTCTGCGCCGGCGACCTGGCCCATGAACAGCCGTTGCGGGCCGGCAGGGACGGTAGTGGCGGTGTGCACGCCCGACTGCGAGCCGGTCGTGACGATCGCGGTGCCGCCCTTCGAAGTGGCGAGTGTGAAGGTATCGGCGTCGAGGACCGTCTTGACGTAGTAGGTCGTGCCGGCGGTCAGGCCGGTCGGCAAAGCCCCGGTCGTGGAGAACTTGACAGCCGTGTTGGCGGCAAGCCCGTGGCCGGTGAACGTCACGACGCCAGGCGAGGCGATGGTGATCGTGGCGGCGGCCGACTTCGGCGTCGGGGCGCCATTGAGTTCGACCTTGAACGGATAGTTGTAGTCCGTCTGTTCGGCCGCGATCATCGCAAGCTGGCCCGGATCGGCCGTGTTGAGGGCGAAGTTGTCGGACCGCTGCGGAGCCTGCCGCGAACCCTTCCAATTGTAGGTGCGGCGGCGATTGAGCAGGTTGACCGTGTTGCCCTGGGCAGCGTCGCCGGAATTGCCCATGGTCTCGTACTGGCCGACCTCGATCCATGTTACCGCGGCGAAATCGCCCTCGACGACATCGACGTCAGGGACATCCACAGGAGCCGAACCGATATAGAAGCGGCTGCCCGCAACAGGGGACACTTTGATAGGCATCGCCTATCTCCTTTCAGTTTTGTGGGATGCCTTGCCGAAGGGCGATCAGGCGAAACACTCGTAGGAAATCGTCACTGGAACGAGCCAATGCGTGTCATCAGCAATGGGTTGCGCGACCACAGGCGCCTCGGTGACCCGGGCGAAGATCGCGCCATAGATCATCCGGAGATCGGTCGGGAACCAGGCCGCAACCTGCCCTGCCATCTCGGCCCCGATTGACGCGTCCTGGTTCTTCTTGCTGAACACGTCGAGTTGGAGAAGGCCGAGACGCTGGTGCGGTTCGGTCGAGCCGATGAACAGTCGGCGATTGGTGTTCGGAACATGGGTGACGCGGAGATAGCCGGTGATCGGCTTGGTGAAATCCTCGTTCGGCCACGCGATCGGCAACGCGGGCGAAAGCGTGAGGGTCTGCACCCGGCCTTTCAGCGCGAGCCAGATGCTGGTTTCGATACTCGGCACGTCAGAGCCCCAGCCTTGCCTTCACCTCGGCCGCCTTGGCCTCGACAATCATGACCCAGCGCTGCGCTACCATCGTCACCCAAGGGCGCGGTGCCCTGCCCTGCGCGCCGTAGTGGACGTAGGCGGCATAGTTCGCCGTGTAGCCGAGATAGAGCGTGTCGCCGAGATCGGCGCCGTTGATGACCAGGATCACGTCGCCGAGGTCAGGCGGCACCGGCGCGCCGGGATTTTCGCGGCTCAACGTCGGCATGGCCGTGGTCGACGCCATCAGCGACGCCCGAAGGAAGCCGGTCCGCTTGTAGCCGGGTGTCGCCGGCTTGTCGTAAACTTCATCGGCTAGCAGCTGGTCGAGTTGGCTGACCAACTCCTGAGCGCTTTCCTTAAACACGAACTCAAGGGCGACAGGCACGGCGGCCGCCCACGCTCCGACAGTGGCCGCGAAGGATGCCATCAGCGCACCAGTTGCGCTAGGAAGTCGATCTTGTATTCAGCCAGGCATTTGCAGGCGAGCGTGTGCCGGGTCGGAACGCCGGGCGCGTGCGGGTATGGGATCAAAGTCCCATCCGGCGCGGTGAAGGGCTGGTCGAAAGGCACCATCTGCCCTTGCATCGCCTCGTGCTGTTCCCTGCCGTGCTTCTGTGGCGTGTGCTTCCAGCCCTTCGTGACAGCGTCGGCCCTAAGGCTTCCCTTTTCAATCTGCTGGCGGAAGGCGATGTCTTTCGAAGCGCCCAGCGCGGCGAATGTTTCATGCAGTCCGATCGTGTCGGCGCGGAGTTTCAGCAGCCCATCGACGTACCTGCCGGTGATCCGGTCAACCAAGGCGGCCGAAACGGGCTTTCCCGCTTCGATGGCAGCCACCACGGTCTTATCGAAACGCTTGTCTCGGCGGGTCCGGGAGAGGTAATTTCTCAACTGGTCGGGTTCGCCGGAAAGCAGTTCCTGGCGTGCTCGGGCAACATACTCGCCTTGGACTGTGGTGAGCCCGATCAATCCGCCTTCCCGTCGGCCGGTGACGGTCGAGACGCGCCCTACGACAGCGACAGCCGTCTTGATCGGATTGTCGCCGCGCGCCAGCCCTGTTTCCAGAGCGGAGCGGATCGCGATCTTCTGATCGGCGACAATCCCCGTCACCAATTGCGCCGAATGCGTCTGCAGCCACTGTTCGGCGGCGAAGTTTCGGGCGTCCCAGCGGACAACGATGCGGTGGCCGCTCGGATCGCGCAGCGTCGGCATTGTGTCGACAGTCGCGACGCCGCCGCCGTTGAACGCTGCCCTGATCGCCTCATCCAATGGCCTGAACGCGGCTTCGTCCAGATCCATGGCGATGATCGCGCCATTGATGTCGCCGCGCTCCAAGCGCTCTACGATCCGGCGCAGGACGATATTGGAGGTGATGTCGTCGATAGCCTCAATGAAGGCTTGGCGGACAGCCGGCTCGAACTGGCTGACCAGAATTTCGAAGCGTTGACGAGGTGTGAGGCGGACGAGCATCATTGAATGCTCTGTGAGACCGTGATCTTCACTTGCCCATACATTTCATCAGTAACTAACTCCCCATCCTTGGCCACCAAGAGACAGAGACTATCGCGTCGCGCCCGCAGAATGTAACCGCACTCTTCGTCGGCCGTGATGACATCTTTAATCTCGATACCATCGAGGAAAATGCGAACGCCATGACGATCCTCCGCAGGCACATAGCCAGCGTCGCCAATATCTGCTGAAATGCGCATTGGGCATCCATAAGTGAGGGGGAATCAATGGACGAATTCCAAGACTTCTTGGACGAATACGATGATCTGACGGAGCGGCTTCTTAGAGCGCGGTATCAAGACTTCGCCTCTTTGGCTAAGCGCGTATTGCTGATGTTCGATCACGCTCCGGCAGCGACATCGACACGAATACAATGGCTTCGATCTCTATTTCCAATAGAGAAGATTGAGGCTGAAGTCTTGGTAGAGCCGAAAGGCATGGTCGGCTCAGGCCGGATGAACTGGCCGCAAGACTTGGAGCAGTCGCTCGGCGCCCAGATCAATCTTCTGGCCTCGTTCACTGTGAAAGATGACAGGGCTTGGCAATTCGCTCGCGATTATTTCTACAGCCGGTCCAACAATATTAACGATACGCTGCACGAAATGACAGGTCACTTATTGGAACCAATGTTCCGCGACCTAAGGCGGTATCTTGTCCGCCAGCGCAACAACCCTGTCGAAATCAATGAAATACCAGCCGCCGATCGGATCGTTCGGATCGATCACAATCAACCCAGCTACCAAGAAGCAATAGGGTCGATAGCCAGCGCAAGTGAAGCCCTGATAGGAGACAATGCCATTGGGACAGACGACAGAGACCGGATAAAGTTCGAATTAGATGCAGGCATTCTTCTACTACATGCGCAGACGGTAACAATCTCGGCTATAGAGGCCGTCCTCATTCGAGCGTTGCGCTGGCTGTCCGCAAATTTTGCTGGGGCAGCGCTTGGAATAGCAGCTGAGCGAGCGTTGAGCGCGGTTCTACTGCTTCTAGGTGGAAGCTAACCCGCGCACCACGCCTTCCAGGCAACGGCAGTTCCGGCCGACGGTATAGGCGTCAGGTTTGTGATGGTGCGCTCGGCACCATCAATCACGATCATGTCCGTCAACATCGGTTCGACAGCCGGCACAGCGAACGTGACCATATCGCCAGTCTCGACGATCAAGATGCCGTTTTCGTAGCGCTGGTGCATGCGCTTCACGACGGCACTGAGCGGCCATGTCTCGACTGTCGGCTCGACCGGCACCCACGGCTGGGCAGGATCGGGAACGCCAGGCGTTTCCCGCTTGAGCGTCACGGCGCCTTGCTTGAACTCACCGAGAAGTGCGACGGCCATATTAGCCATATCGTCATAAAAGTCGGCCATTGGATGTGCCCGTCATTGTTTTGCCGGCTTATTCGCCTTACCAGCGGCGATGACTTCTATATCCCGCATCACCGCGCTCGTTTTGCTCGCAATCATCGTCTTCGCCACCCTGTCGCCGATCCAAATGCGGCCCTACGTGGGCGATCCGAACGTCGAGCGCGCGCTTGCATATCTTCTGTTCGGTTTGGCCTTGGGCCTTGGTTTTCCAAACCGTGCAGCAAGAACGATCGCGCTCGTGATCTTCGTGGCGGCCACACTGGAGTTGATGCAGATATTCGACCCCGGACGGCACGCGCGTATCTCAGACGGCTCGTTGAAGGCTCTTGCTGGCATCTTCGGAATAGCTGCTATCCAGATCTGCTTACGGGTTGCCGTCCGCTACCGGCCGCGTAGAACGACGTTGCCGGCCGAATAAGATCAGACCACTTACACCACCATGATGCCAGGCTCGCCCCAGACAGGTCCGATCAGCGGCGCCAAAAGCCCTTCGATCAGGCTCGACACCGGCGCATTCGGCGCCCACACGTTGCCGTTGTCACCCAGCTCGAAGAACTCGCGTTCGATGACGTCGACCTTCTGGCGTTTCACACGCTGGGCCGGGTCGAATGAGATCGACAGCGATCCAGGCTTCTTCAATTCGATGTGGGCTGCCTCATAGCTGGCCTGCTCAACCCTCGTTGGGACGAGGTCGGAAGCCAGCGTAGCGCCATATGCCGTAGCGCCCGTGCGCGGCCATTCCCGTTCCTGGGCAATGCCCCCAGTCGGCTGGCCAGGGAACCGCATGCCATAGGTGCCATCGAGATAGGCGCTGCCCCGCTGCCGGAGAGCAGCAAACGGGGCATCCGCAGCATAGGTATAGCCGGCCGCGTCCCAATACGCCTTGAGAGCGGCATCTGATCCGTAGCCGGCCATTGTCGATTTCCTTGGGAGACTTGGGCGCACCCCAGCGATGGATTGCTATAATGCAATTATCCATCATTGAAGGAGACGCAGAATGACGGAAAAGCAGCGCGCCGCTCGCCAGAAGGCCTTCGAAAAGGGCCAGCAGGCAACCCGCGAAGATCGGTATCACAACAACTATCCGCCGATTTCACCGGACCACGATTGGTATGATCAGGGGTACCAGAAGGAGATGGAAACCATCTTCAACTGAGTGGTCGCCAGCGCGGCGATCTACCGCCGCGCCGGCTCTCGTCAGGGCTGTGTAGCAAGCTCTTCGAGGGCCGCGACGATCTCCGCCTTTTTGTCCGGCGTCTTGTCCCCGAGCAACTTCGTGGCAGCCGACTTGAAGGCCATGAAGTTGCCGTCGGCCATGGCGAGGACTTCGGTGGCCGACTTGGCATCGATGCCGCTCTGTTTCAGCTTGGCGAGTTCCGCTTCCAAATCGGCGACCTTGGCCTTCTCGACTGCAGTTCGGTCGTCACGGCGGCAAAAGAGGCATCGAAGCGCGTGCGCATCTCCGCCATTTCCGCGGTATCACCGTTTGCGTCACGATCATCGCCGGTGGCGGGCTTTTTCTTGCCCTTGCCATCGACGATCAGGTGACCATCGTTGACCATAGCCTTCACGACGGGGTGGTCCTTGGAAGCCTCCCAGATCTCGGGCTCCACAACGATGGAGCCGTTACCGGGCACGACCTGACCCGTCGGGAGGCCGAAGCCACCGGCACGAGTGTTTTCGAGGGTGATCTGCTTAGTCACGTCGACCTCCTCAAATACCATCGAGGTAGCGCATCGCGCCCGGGCGACGCACTTCCACGCCGCCGGTGCGGAAGATGCCGGGAACCTCGAATTTCAGGAGCCGCTGTTCGGCCTGCAGCCATCGCAGCGGCATCGGAACGTGCATCTTCACGACATCCGGCGTACGGCGGTAGGCCACCATACGCTGGGTGCTGCCGCTGCCGGCCGTCTCCAGACCGAAGACTGCGCGGATCGTCAGCGGGCGGCCGGTGCGCGCCGTGTAGACGTTCGCCCGCAGGACATAGTCCAGCAGGTTCACCTCCGACGTCGCATCGAGACGCTTCCCGATTAGGAAGTTGTAGCGGTCCTGACTGATCAGGATCGTGTCGGCCGTCTCGATGCCATTGGACTCCGTGAAGATCAGGCCGAGAACGCGGTTGAAGTCGGCAACAACCTCATCCGGGGTCTTGGTCGGCCAAGTCGCGGTGCCGCCGGCGCCGTTCGCCGCCGTCAGCGCCGTGACGCTGGCGGTGTTGATCAGACCCGACATGCCGAGCTTGGAGCGGCCAAGGAAGGCCAGATTGTCGACGAACTGCTCGTACTTGCGGCGGGCGGCGTCGGCACGATCATCCGTCAGGCGGATGCCATATGCCTGGGCATGGGCAAGCTCCTGAAGGTTGTAACGGTAGCCGATGCCGACCATGAAGACGCGGCTCGAGCCCTTGTCGAGCTTGAAGTCGACAAAGTTGATGTCATCACCGTCCGGCGCGAACTCACGGGCCTCGCCGACGTCATCCCCCATGGAGAAGAAATCGATGGCCGTGGTCCAGTCCGGTGCCGAGTTATCGACGGGCACCAGTTCCCGGTACTGGAAATCGGGGTACTGGCGAGCGTAAATGCCCGGCTCGATGTAGTTCTGCGCGGTGCGCAGGAAGTTGAGCGCCAATGCGGGCGCGTCGGTCGTGAACATTGTGGTGTTCCCCTTACTTGGTCACGCCGAGGCGGAGTTTGGCGATTTGGTTGGTGGTGGACGTGACCGTGGCCCACTCAGCATTTTCGATGAGCTGGTTGGCGCTGGAATTGGACACGTTGGTGAAGGTGCCGGTCGGTGTCATGTAGACCGGATCGCCCTGAGCGACGGCAACAAGAGCCGTGACCCAGATCGAACCATTCTTCATCACGCTGATCTGGTCGTAGACCTTGTAGACCTCGCCCTGCTCAGCCGGGATCGTGCGATCCACGGCAGCGACGCCGGCGAATTTGCCGATGGCGGCCGGGAGAGCGACAGTGTCCTCGACAGTGCCATAGATGACGCCACGACCGAAGGGGATATCAGCGGAGCCGGATGCCACCACCATGGACGTGATGAAATGCGGTTCGGTGGTGGCGATCATGCCGGGATAGCCCCTGGGCGTATCGCGGCTATACGAGACGGCGGGAATGGCCATTATGCGGTCTCCTTCTTGCCCTGCCAGGCGTTGCGGTCACGCTCCAGCATCTGGTTATAGGCGTCGTTCACGTTGGCGGCGTCGCCGACGGGCTGGATGCCGGTCTTCAGAGCGTCCCGGAAAGCATCGGGCCGGTTCTTCGCGGCGTCCTCGACGAGGATGTCGAAGCGGGCGTCGATGTAGGCGTCGGCCTTATCCTTGACGGCGGCATCGCCGAGCGCGGCGGTGACAGCGGCCTTGCGGATGGCGCCGTCGGACAGACTATCGGTCTTGACGTCCTTGGTGATCGCCTTGGCCTTGGTGATCAGGTCGGCGCGGGCCGCGACACGCTTGTCGAGGTCGGCATCCGAAAGCACCTTGGCGTTGGCTGCGTCACGTTCGGCGTGGGCCTTCGCCAGATCAGCATCCTTGGCGGCGAGTGCGACCTGATGCTTCGTCTCGAGGTCGGCCAGCTTGGCGGCTGAGGATTCGAGATCCTTGAGCAGCTTGGAAATGGCCTGGGCGCCCTGATCGGTGGTGGTCACCGACAGTCCGTCCACGACCACAGTGCGAAGTGCATCACTCATGGTGATGGTCTCCTTGTCAGTGGTTGAAATCGGGGCGGCGCCCCACGGTCCCACATCGTCGCCGATGCGAGCTTTCGAACCGGCCCGAGCTCGATCGACGAGCGCCAGGTGGTTGATCTTGATTCCGCGCTGCTGCGCGTCGTAGACGTCGCCGTCGGCGGTTACGCCGGGCGTGAAATCGAGATCGCAGGTGTACCCGGCGGAAAGCTCGCGCTTGCCATCGATCACCGACTTGATGGCGGCCGCGTCCTTCAGGATCAGCGGGAGCATCACCCATTGGCCGTCCTGCTTGGCGGCGGTTGATACCTCGCCGACGGACAGGGCCTTCCAGTTCTCGGCTGAGACACCCTCGTCTGGATGGTCGACCGTGATCGGGGCATGGGAGAACGACTGCAGGCTGTCGGGCGCGAACACCTGATCGGCCGCGCGATAGACCCGCACTACGTCCTGACCCGGCTTGCCGACCTCATGCCCTGCATAAAGCTGGATGCCGGTGCGCACGGCCCTCGCCGTTGCCACGAGGTAGCCGTCGGCGGTCTGGCGCGTTCCCGCGACAGTTACAGCGTCGGTAAATTGCATTATGATGATCGCTCTATATTGTCGCCGTGGAGTGGCTTATGCCCGCCGACCGGACTGTCACGCTCGATGTATCAAGAGCAGGCAGACAAATGATCTTCAAAGTGACTGTATTCGACCCAGACAGCGGAGAGACGACCGAGTCCGGTTGGATCGTCGCCAAGGACCCTGACCGAACTGACGCTGCAATGGATGAGGCTCAAGCCTTTGCGTCAGTGTGGTGCCGACAACGCGGGATTGAAACGTATGACCTGTGGGATCATCGCGTCTATTAGAGCCCTGCGTTCTGATTGGCGGCGGCCGCTGCAGCCGCGATTTCTTCCTCGCTCGGCTCCTGCTCCGCCAGCGTGCCGAACTCCTCGATCGCCGCTTCCAGCCCAGGCAATGAGCCATCTTCGACGAACGCGTTGACCAGAGCCTCACTGAGCGCATCGATCGGGAGCAGTGGCGATTGACCGTTGCCGCCGGCCAAAGCCCTCGCCGCATCCGACTTCGTCTTGAAGACGTCAGCTTTTTCCTTCTCCGACATGCCCCAGAGCGGCGCCCATTCGTAATAGACGTCGGCAGGGCGGGAGCCGAGTGCGGACCGGATCAGCGCCTCATCCAAGCGGTGCATCGCCGGCGTCATCTCGACTTCCTGCATGGCGCTGAGGCGGTCGTAATAGTTGCGAAGATCGGACTCGCCCGTCGAATTCATGCCGGCAGGGGCTTGGCCAAGAAGCCGTGTTGCCGGGATATCGGCGGCACCGGAGACGATCTGCAGGAACCGATCAAGGACATCGGGCAGCGTGGCAAACGAGGCCGACTTCTGCTCGTATTCCTCCTCCTTATCGAGGAGAAGCGTGCCGTTGATGCCCTTGGCAGTGTTGGCCAAGGTGTACCGCTCCAGAATCTTGGCCTTGTAGTCTTCGCTGGCCAAGCTCGCCATGAAGTTGGGCACCTTGATGATGTCGACCTTCGCTTCGAAGACGAGCGAGGCGATATTCGCCGCGGTGCTGTCGGCCTGCTTGACCGCGTTGATGACAGACTGCAGCACGCTATCGCCCCAGAACGTCTCAGCGCTCAGCGTCAGGTCATCATCTGGTTGGGCATTGCCCTGAAAGATAACCAGTCGCGATGGATGAATGTCGACCTGGGCGCTGCCGGCGGAAGTCAGACTGAACGTCTTCGGCAAGCAATAGTACTCGCTGTCGACATTGCGCTCTATTTCGCCAGCGCGAAGGACGCGCCGGGTTAGCACCGTGGCGTATTTCAAGCCACCTTTGCCGATCCGCTCGATGTTCAAGGGCTCAGCAAGATTTGCCTCCCCAGTCCCGATATGAATGGCGGCGCCACCCCAGAGCCTGGCCTTTACCTTGGCCTCAAATATCTTGCCCCGAACGTTGAGCCGCTTCTCCTCCGCCTCTATTGGCTCGATCTTGTCGCCCTCTGCCTGCCAGTCGCGCCAGGCGCGAACGGCGTCAAAAGCCGGGATGTCGACGATCTTCCTTGGGAGCCATGCGGTGCGATAGGCGGCCAGCAGTTCAGCGTCTGATAGAGGCGTGAAGCTGTAAAAGCTCGACGCCGCCTTGTCCCTGCCGGTCCCCATGCGGGATACAAGATTGGTTAGGCTGTCGCGAACCAGCGAGATCACATTTGCCATCTAGCTGACTCCCTTGGGAACGGACGGCCATCTCAGGTGTTGGGGCTGTCTAAACCCAGAAGGAGATCACCAATGGACCACAGCGCCCACGTAAGGCTCACTGCAAACGAATTGACGCCCGGCGTCCTTGAGGATGCGACGATCTATGGCCCCAATGACGAGAAGATTGGCAGCGTTTCGCATACGCACGGCACGGGATCCGAAACCCAGGTCGTCATCGATGTCGGCGGCTTCCTCGGCATCGGCGCCAAGCCAGTTTCCGTACCTGCCAGCCAGTTGGACTTCATGCGCGATGAGGATGGCGATGTTCACGCCGTCACGTCGTGGACCAAGGACCAATTGAAAGCGATGCCCGAGCATCACGACGCGTGATTTGATGAGGCCCGGCTTCGGTCGGGCCTTTTTCCTTTAGATATTCGCCAAGGTGTAGGTGCTGGCATCGATCAGCGCGTTGAATGCCCGGCTTGTGCTGTCGGCGTCATCGTCATGCGCTGCTTCCGGGAAGCCTTCGAGCGCGGAGAACCACGCCTCATTCCAGGGCGCTCGCAGGACCATCACATTCCCGGCTTCAGCCTGCGCAGAGAACGGGCTGAACCGCGTAACCTTGTCGCCGGATTCGGGCGTTGCTCTGGCATCGAACCCGATGAGCAGTTTCACCAGGTTCGTCACCTGAGACTTACCCGCCTGCCCCGGGTCTTGCGGAAGCGAGATTTTCGCGTTCCTGCCGTCAGCCTCGGCCGTGTTCTTGATCAAGCGCTCGACGCCGGCCGGCGAGAGGAAGTCCTTGACGTGGTGCCCGACGATATAGCGGCCATCGGGTAGCTTTCCGATCTTCGTCCCTGCCGTGCCGTCAGGATCGTTGCCTTCAACCTTGGGCGTCGAGGCCAAGTCCCAGCCACGCATCCATGTGACGCCCGCAGGCACCGCGTCGACCACCTCGCACCAGCCGCGCTGGAACAGCAGGCCAGCAGCCGGACGGATTTTCCAGTTGCCGCCAAGAAGGCGCTCCCGCTCGACAGTGGGTTGCGCCATAAGGTTGGCGAGGTAGCCGGGGTCCGCTGCCATCAGCAAAGCGTTGTCGCTGAGCTTGGCCGGGATGAACGTCACCGACTTCGGCGGGATCGGCTCGCCGTCGATCGGATTGACGTGATGAGCAAGCTCTTCTCGGCTGCTCGCCCATATGATCGTGTCGCCGATGCGAATGAACCAGCGAATGACGCCGGCGCGCTCGGGGATTGCGAAGCCCGTCTCCTGGTCGATCCACCAGGAGATGAACTCGGCAACCCAGCTATCGGCATCAGGGTTGCAGGTCGCTCGAACGTAGGGCCGCACACCGCACATGGAGCGATTGCGGCTGAGCATGTACCAGAACTGCTTGGCCGAGAAATGCGTCAGCTCGTCGAAGCAGATCAGTGGGATCTGCGCGCCTTGCCAGTTGTAGATGGTCTTTTCGTGCTCGAGATGCGCGAACGAGACGGTGGCGCCGGCCGGGAACGTCCAGCTTAGATCGGGCGCCGATCGCGGTTGCGCGTTCAGGCCCGGATAGAGCTTTTCGCTTTCATCCCAAAGGCCGCCCTCATTGCGGACCTGGGTAAGGTTGCGCCGGAAGAACACCGCGCCAAAGCCTGGATTGGCGACATGCCGAAGCGGCTCCATGAGCAATGCCCATGTCTTGCCGCCACCAGCCGCGCCGCCGTAGATTGCGATGTCGGCCGCAGAACCAAGGAAAGTTGTTTGTGGGCCAGGCTGTGGCCTGATGATGATTGGGCCGCCCTGCCCTTGCTCAACCCCTGCCATTGTCGGGCAACTGGAAGATCGTCACCGGTGAAACTGGCACCGGCAAATCCTTTCCATCCTTCCCGGTCAATTCCCGGCGATTGGTGTACGCGTTGCCGATTTCCTCGGCCGCCTGCTTGTGCAGTTGCGCGGCCAGGCTCATGTTGCCCATTGTCTCGGCCTTGTCGGCCATGCGCTGAAGGGCGCGGAGACGAACGGCGCGATGGCTGATTGCGATGGTCGCCGTGTCCTCCAGGAAGGTCTTGCGAGTTTCCTCGAACAGCGACCGCCATTTGAGCGAAAGGTTTGATCCGGCCTTCTTAGTCGGATCGTAGCATTCCACAGCCTGGGGCGTCAGCGTGACCGCGTAATCCTTCTTGAGCGCGGCCGCGACCACCGTCGGGCTATCGAAGCAGGCGAGCGCTTGAACCACGTAGGTTTGCTGCTCCGGATTGAGTTTTGCTCGGGCCATCTGCTTTTCAGGATGCCATCAAGGGTCACGCGACGCGGAGGCGACAGGTCCCGCAGGCCTGGGCTATGCTTACATTGGCGATTTCCGGCCCAGCCTTTGCCGCGTCAACCAACTCGCGAACGCTGGCCGCATCTGCGCCGTACCGCCTGACCACGCCGACGAACTCTTCCACGTCGTGACCGCGAATGCTGAAAGCCGGTAATCCGCTCTTGCGGAACTTCGGTTGTCCGAACAGGTCGCGCTCTTGCCCGCAGTGGTAGAGCTCGTGCTCGACCAGGGCGCAGAACTCGGCATCGCTGCATTGCCTGGCGTAGTGGGCGTCGAATGTCAGGATGAAATCCGGCACCTGGCCGAACCAGTCGAGGATCTGCCGCTCGATGCGAGCCCGGAGCCATTTGCCGGCCGGCGGCAATCCCCGTTCGGCCTGGCCGATTACTGAACGCCCTGCCCTGCCGTTTGGAACGTTCGTCCAGAGCGCGCCGATGGTTGCCTGATTGAGATGGCGGTGGTCATCGTTGCGAAGTGAGGCATCATCGGCAATGAAGGTGTCGCGCGCCCAGTGGATAAGGTCGACTGAAGGCCCGAACTTGATCTCGTCCACTTCAAGCAATTCGATCGGGGGCAAGGGACGCCGCTTTTGGGTGAGCGCCATCGTGGAACCTATTTGTTCTGGGTTTGTTTGACCAAATAATTGGAGGTCGCAATGTCAGACAACGATAACCTAAAAATGAATCCTTCATCCAACGCGGAGAAAGACCCGCAAGACTGGGTCAGCGGCGACGAGCCCATGACTGGGGCACAGGCTTCCTACCTCAAAACGCTCTGTGAGCAGGCCAAAGACCCCCACGCGTTTGACGACGCGCTCACCAAGGCAGAGGCTTCGATCCGGATTGATCGGTTGAAAGAACAGTTGGGGTTGGACTAATCAGACATGCTGCGCCAATCGAGGGGCGGTGAAACTTCCCTCTGCGGCCCGGCGAGTGTTCCCTCCGATGGAGGTCCGCTACAGAACAGCCAAATCACCTGACCGCAGATGATAAATCATCTGCGCCAGAGTGCAAGCGATGTTCCTGATGCGTTCCGAACTCTATCTTACGGAAAATCGAAATTCGCGCGATAGGCGGCGCTACGGACTTGCGATCGCCACGGTCAGTAGCAGCCTATTTCGGTTGGACAAAAACGTCGTTCGGAAAGGTCGTATAGCTCACGATCAGTCGAACGTTTTTCACATCCGACACGCACACGGTGTTGTCCTCTGCGGTCAACTTCTTGGTGGATGTAAAAGGTGACCCGAGGGTGAAACCGAAACCAGGATTCCCACCAATTGGCATACCCGAATCGGCCTGCCATCGGAAGGCTTCTGTCACGTCCCACTCGCCGCGGCGAATCTGGGTCGTTCCCGGCTTGGTGTTGAACGGCATCAAACCTTTGGGCCCTCCCCGGTTCTGCCAATCGATATTGGGGACACGGACCGTGACACACCCTGTAGGCTTGTCGACCGCCGCACCGCTCCCGCCCTGCCAACAATTACTGTAGGGCGAGCCAACAAACACTGTGCAGTTCGCGAACGGAGCCTCGTCATATGTCAGGACGACCCGATCAAGTCGTTTGCTCGGGATTTGCTTGTATGGCCCTGTATCGAATCCCACCGTGTGCTCGACGATGAACGACATGCAAGGGTCGCTGCCCCATTCCCCTTGACCAAAACCCACTTTCCCCTGAATGGGTCCTGGAAACGCGTTATACTTAACGCAGGTAACCCCATGGCCCGTAAAAGTGCCGATGACTGGCGTATCATGAAAAAGTCGGTCCTGCCACGAATCCCACGCCGAGTTTGGGGTGAGCGTGAGCGTATGGTGCTCCTCAGCCGGGGCAGCGAGCGCTTGGTGAGTAGTCACGCCGAACCCGCAAATTGCCACGACTAAGAGGTACTGTCTGATCTGCTCCATTGTTTCCTGCTCCGCTCGCGAAAATCTTTCTGCTTGGGTAGAAGTGCAAGGGGATCCCTATGGAGTTCCTGGCCCTCCCCCGCCACTTGAGCCAGCTGGGAGCACCTCTCCGGTAGCTCCCGGGATTTGGCTAATCGGGATTGTTCCCGTTCGAGCCGGCATAAGCGCATAATTTTTCTGGTCGCCGCCTATGCCGCACCATACCCAGCCCTTTCCCCCGGGCACCGCGTCCCCTTCGACCTGGCACCAATGGTCCTTCCGCTTGACCAGGAGGGTGACGCTGCTGTTGGCCCGTAAGTTCTTCTTCCGAGGCTTCCCTTCGCCGCCCGGATGGTCGTACACGTCCACGTTGAGCGGAACTACGACCATTTCCGCGGCAGTACTGATCGCAGGTAAGCTTACGATGTGTAGCGTTGCCACTGCTGCGCCGCACACAAGACCCCAAAGCAATCGGCTCTTCATTCAAGGATACTCCCTTGCACCGGATTAGGGTAATATGGACCTGACAAGAGTCTGTCTCAGTCCGCACAGCGACCTAATCTAAATAGCAGGCTGTTAAAAAACTGTTTTGCTTAAGGAACGTATCAGAATCAAATCGAGAACGCTGCCGATCTCTCGGGCCTTTGGCGCAATATTTTCCGATGCTGACTGCCCCCCCGACGGGGTTCGGCTCTTCGCCAGATTGCCTCCCTCTGGCGCAAGGCTTTGTACATATGGCGCGTAGTTGCCGTCGTCCAGAAATGCACGCGGGCGTCGTGGCCGCCGTTCCGGGTATGTTGAATCCGACGTCGTGAGCCGTCAAATGCGCTTTCACCATGGAGCCCACGAAGGGTCGACCAGGTATTAACGCGGTACGCGCCAACCACCCCTGTCGCCGAAGCTCAGGCCGCACGGGACGGATATGGCTCGATATCGTCGGCATCGAATTCAGCGGCCACCAGCCGGCCAAACAGTTCGATCATGCTCTTAACGGTCCCGCGCCCGGTCACACTGACCACCTCGCCGTGAAAGCCGGCGAGCATATGCTGCCAATCCTGCTTGACGCGGATGGCTTGCCCTTCAGGGAACGTCATGGCGATCGTCTCGCGCCTGGTCTTGCCTTCGAGTTTCCGCTTGATCCTCGATTCCTTGGTGTCATCGAACTCGAGATCGGCTTCGGCGCGCATGTAACCCTCGACCGCGCCAGTCGGAACTTGCCAAGGCTTGCCGAACTCGCCATCGTAGCTGAGCAAGCGGCCGAGCCCATCGCAGTCCTTCAGGTACTCCCCGTTGGCTGAGGGCAGCGCAACGAAGATGTAGCCGGTGAACAGCGGGAAGCGGCGCACAATGCGCACCTTCGTCCGGTGATGGATGATCTCCTTGTGCATGCGGGGATAATAGCACTCGAAGCCAGCGTCGCGGATCGACCTTTCGGCAACGATCTCACCCTTCCGCTCTTCCGGCGTCCCGATGCGATCCTTGGCCGCCTTCGCGCCGCCCATGCCGATTCTGGCGATGAACCATTTTGCTGAATTGCTCATGACCGACCTTTCACGATTTTGGTTTGTTCAAGTTTCGAGATTTCCTGACGAGGCCGCTTGAGCACGTCGATGAGCTTTTGCTCGGCTTCGTTCAGCCCCAGGTGAGGCAAGCTCTGCCGCTTCGCCGCGCCGGCGGTGACGGCTTCGGCCAAGGCGGCTACCCGGCTGCGTACACCAGGATCTTGCCGTTCCATCTCGATCAGGTGGCGCTTATGGTCGTCGGTCGCGCGCTCGATCAGCTTCGAGGCTTCAGTGCGCAGCGCGGCCCGCTCGGAAAGGAACGGCATCATGATCGCCCTCGCCCGCTTGGCGAACTCGGCGCATGTCGGCATGAACTGCCCGGTGTGATTGTCGACCCGACCAGCAAGAAAGTCGCTGGCTGCTTCGCAGATTGCCCATGCCGGCAGGTCGCGGCATGCGGCGAGGAATTCTCCTGCCATGTCGGCGTGGTCGATATCCGGCTGATCGCGGAACTGTCCGGCCATGCGGACCACCGAGGCGCGAACGTCCTGCGGCTGGCACGGAACCATCAGCCCGTCGATCTCGGCAACGCGGGCTTTGATCGCCCTGGCACGGTCCCGGTACTTTTCCGGCAGCTTGTCGAAATCATCTTTGGCCACGAGGTTATGCATCGGCGAAAGCCTCCTCGATTTTCTGTCTGCGGGATTTTTTCGGCGCGCCTGCGCGCTCTGAAAAACCGGTAGGTTTTTCTTTGATGGTTATGGAAGGATGGCATTGCCCGAGCATCGCTTGAGCATCATCCTTTCTCTTGTCTTCCCAACGGCTTGCGGCAGCATTGCTCGCCTTCGCCTTTCTACCGACCGCCAATCGCCTCTCTTTCTTGAGGCGTTTTTGCGCCCACCTTTTGCTCCGACCGTCGAGGCTCCAGAAGGCCATGACAATGGCTTTCATCTTTCTCCAACGGGCGAGAGACACGCCGGCGACGCGCGCCAGCATGTCATCGTCGTCGGGCAGGGAATTGGTGGGCGAAGCCCAAGCCGCCATGAGCAGGAGCAGATAGGCGCCGTGCTCCTCGGTGGTGAGGTGGCGAGTGTCGCGCTGGTAGTCGTCGACCCAGAGCGGCATGTAGGGAAGGCGCTTGCTCACCCTGCCCTCCGATCAGGACGTCCGCCGTCCTTGGCCATCTGCAGGGTCCGATAAACAGCATCCTCGCGGCACTGCAGCGCCTTGGCGATGTCGGCTGTGTTGAACTGGCCCGAGCCCCACAGGATGATGGCAGCAAGCGCCTGTTCGTCACGCAAATAGGCGCCGCCGGCGTGGCCGTCCTCGAAAACACCATGGCAGTGCGGGCAGGAGGTTTTCATTGGACCGCCTCGGGACGGTCAACGGCGCCCGCTGCGTCGATAAAAAGCTTTGTGGGTCCGATCACGTTTTCGGCCGCAGATTGCATTGGTGCCAACGCTGTGATGGAATTCCCAGAAATGGGGGGTGGTCGGCAATGGAAGTTGTTATTGGTATCCTCGGGTCCGTCTTTGGGGAGGGAACGAGATATTTTCTTGAACAAATGTTCAAGCGGAACGTTCGATTTGGTCCAACCATGAGTTCTTTCGAACTGCAGGAATACTCCTACAAGGGTCGCCAAATTTACCAAGTGGACGTCCGCACAATAATCGACGGTCCATACGACATCAGAATCCGTGAAGTTGCCGACGGAAGCGGCGACGGTGTCGTCTTCTTTCCGCCAGCTGTTGCGAGCTATCCCCCTCCGATCATTGGTTGGTATTCTGTCCCTGATGTCTCCAAGCCGTCGCCGGGTTCCATCGGGCTTGACGAGTTGGAGGCAAGCGAACGCAAGTTCACGATGTACATCGCTACGGAGCGTCCCCTGGCAACCGCTTATCTCGATGTTCGGTACACGGTGCTTGATGAAAAGCAGACCGAGAAGAGACGACTGCTCAAGCTGCCACTCCAGGGTAACAATTGATTTCACTCCGCAGCCTCCTGGTATCGAATAAGGTGGTTGCAGTTGGCAGCGACTAAGGCTTTTGCCATGGGCGGCGAGACGCTGTTGCCGCAGCATTCAATCTGGCTGCTCATGGGTAGCGGCTTGCCGTTGAACTCGATCTCGATCTTGTAGTCGGGCGGGAAGCCTTGGGCTGAGAATAGCTCGCGCGGTTTCAGCATGCGCATACCGATGTCGACGATCGTGTAGACCTCGCCGCCGATCTCTACGGTCACGAACTCGCGCTCGTCCCAATGCCCATGCGCGCGCATGAAGTCGGCGACCTGGCGGGCTCGCGCCTCCTGCGCCTCGGTGAACGGCGGCAAGCTGACATCGGCTTCGATGTAGCCGAACCTGGCCTTGGCGGTAGTCGTGTGCAGAGGCTCGTCGAGCCCCGATTCCTGCTCGACCCCATAGTATTTGCTGATGAACGGCATCAAGAGCGCGGAATGGCCGCCGCCGGCAAGCACTGTCGGATGCGGCGCATCGATGGGGCTGTCGCGGCGATCGCTACCCTTCAAGCTCACCAGTGAGGCGGCGATGACAGATTGCGTGCACCCCTTCTGCACTATGGTAGATAGGGGTTCCTCGGGATGGTGCCCGACTACGCCAGTGTTGTTCTGTGCGAGGTAGACTGCCGCCAGCGAGCCTTGGTTCGATGTCGGCACGATGGTCGGCATCGGCGCGTCCGCCGGCAGCGTGCGGGGCGCTTGCCCTTCCCGCTCGCCATAGCGCGGTACCAAGTAGGGCGCGATGATCGCATTCTGATCTTTCGTGCTGGCGGTTATAGTGTGGGCCGGATCCTCAACGCTGCGGTTGGCGCCGCCCTGCTGGGCGTAGGAGAGCACCGGCGCAACCAAGCCCAGCGGCGCAGCTCCGCCCTGGCGCTTCTTGAAACTGTTGGCGGTTACGGTCGCCAGCGGCTCCCGCACATCATGGCCTGTGGCGCCTGCGTTGAAGCGGATGACCGACGGCGCGACGATGGCCTTCTCGCCACGATGGGCGCCGGTGATGGTGTTGAAAGGTTCGTCGATCGATTCCAGCCGAGCCCCATGTGTGAGGTTGACTAGAAACGGCTTTCGGGACTTCAGCACGTAGCGGTCGACGCCACGCGCGACGCGGTTCATGGTCGCTTCGGCGAGCGGACGGTTCGCCCGCAGGCCATGTTTCTCCATTATCTCGGCGCCGCTGTCGAAGATCGACGGGCAAGGCAACGTCCAGTCGATCACCTCGGCAGACATACGCCACGGAAGCTTGCGGCCGGCGATGACGTCCGCATCATCGGGCTTGCCATGAGAAGGCTTCGGCCAGACGATCGGCAGCTTGTCGAACCGGATGATGGCAAAGAAGCGCTTGCGGATCGTAGGCGCGCCATAGTCGCAGGCGCGCAGTTCGCGACACTCGATCTTGCCACCAAGGCGACGAATCGCCTTGCACCATTTCAGGAAGGTTTGACCGCGCGCGGCTGGATCAGGCATAAGCCCGCGATCGGTTTCGACCAGCGGTCCCCAATCCTGAAACTCCTCGACGTTTTCGAGGATGACGACGTCGACCTTGCCGCCACTCTTCTGAATCCGCTCGACCCAGCCCGGAATGATCCAGGCGAGATCACGCACGTTACGCTCGACCGGCTTGCCGCCTTTCGCTTTCGAGAAGTGCTTGCAGTCGGGGGAGAACCAGGCGAGGCCGATGTGCTTGCGCCTCAGGTAGTCCAGCGGGTCGACCTTGTAGACGTTTTCCGACAGGTGCAGCGTCTCGGGATGGTTCGCTTCATGAAGCGCCAGAGCTGCGGCATTGTGATTGATGGCGATGTCCGGTGAGCGGCCTAGCGCCATCTCAATGCCGGTAGATGCGCCGCCGCCGCCGGCGAAACTATCGATGATCAAAGGTTCGATCATCCCGCCGTCCTCGCCTTGGTGACTTCAACCGCGCGCTCGTAGTCCTCGGCGATGGTGCCGAGCACCAAGAGTTCCGTTCGCTTCTGGTCGATCTCGTGATCAGGCCGCTTGGCCTTCCCAGACGCAAACCGGGAAAGCCAATCCTGCTTTCCGGCGATGAGCGCGCGCACCGTCGAAAGCTTGACGTCATAGGTGATGGGCTGGCCGGCGGAGATCATGCCGCCTCCGCAATGAACTCAGGCCTGCGGGCGGTCAGCCTGATTTCGTGGTAGGCGCAGTATGGGCGCGCCTGGACGGCGAGATGACCGCAGCACAGCATATCCGGACCGGGCCGCTCCTCGAGGTCATAGCTGAGCGGAGCCCGGCAGCGGGCTGGAAGGCAGTCAACGAACCGCATCGCCGCGAAATGCGGCTGCGGCGCCAAAGCCCGCACAGCCGGCCGCGTGAGATACTCGAAAGCGCTCGGATCACGATCAATGTCTGCTGTGGCCGCAATGAACAGCCTGCCAGGCAGTTGGCCGGGCGCCGCCTTCTTCCTGTCGCTAGGCCGGCCCTTTTTGCCTCTGAAGCCTATCTCGTTGAGTTCCGGGGTGCGCCGGATAAGGCTCTTCACCCCAAAACGTGAGATGACCCGCCCGCTCTTAAGGGCAAGCCGCTGCGCGATGTGGACGTAGTTCTTCTTCGCCTTCAGGCAGTCGGCGACCAGCTTCATTTCCTCGGGCGTGTACGTGCAGGTCCCTTCGGATGCAGGCGATAATTTGGCGCGGCCAAAACCGATTGCAGCGAGCTTAGCGTTGCGGTGAACGATGCCGATGATGGCATTGCGTGAGACCGTTCGGCCTCGCATCGCTGACAGCTTGGCGGCGGCTTTGGAGGCGGAATCCCCTGCCCTTAGCCAGCCTGCAATGCTGTCGATTTCGGATTGGGTGTAGCCGGTCACTTCGGCCTCGCGGCAAAGTACCGGCAGCAATGCTGGAACGCTGGCATTGCAACCTCCTTCGGATCATTCCGCAGCCTCCAAGATCTCGGAAAGCTGCCGTGAGATTTCAGCGAGCCTTGCGCGCTCGATGATCGGCGCGGCCCACTGGCGGGTTGATGGAACTGCTTCGGCAAGGAAGGCCGGGCCGAAGGCGGAAATCATTGCGGCAAGATGCTCGCCCGATGGTCGTGTGTGGCCGCTGAGCCATTTCTCTGCCGTCGACATTGTGGCGCCGACGACGCTGGCGAGATGTGCCGCGGTCGAAGACGGAAACGCCCGCCGCGCGAACCGGCAAAAGCCATCCATGTCGAGCCGCAAAGTTTTGTGGTCGAAGGTCGAAGACATTCTGTGTTGCCCCATGCTGGATTGAAGTCCAGCCAGCCGGGGCGTCGACATCGGGTCGACTTCGCGGAAGAGCGGAGAGCCCGCCTGGTGGCGGCTCCAGAGAGGATCGAACAACATGGAAAGGCCCCACAGACACGATACAAACAGTGAGTTCGAGACGATTGGTCAGGCCGCGCGCAGGCTCCTGGAAGAACTGGATGCGCGGGTAGCAATGAGGGGGGCGAACGACAATCATGCAGCCTCCCTCGCGGTGGCGATGAGGCGGCGCAACTCCGCCTCAGCCTTGGAACGCGTGGCACCGGTGGCAAACGCCCCGGTTTCAGGATCGCGAGCGGTCCAGGTACCGTCACAGGTGCAAGTGATGACGAATGACGCGCTCATGACCGCACCGCGTCGATAACCGTCTGAACGATGCCCCAGCACCAAACAAAGGGGATCGTGACAGGCCAGAACAAGGCGAGCGCGACGGTGCCAATCGACAGCCGTCCGTCGCCGATCTCGTGGCTGTACTGGACCGCCAGCAATGAACCTGCAACGTAGAGATAGATGGCAAGGCAGGTCACGCTGCCCTCCCCCGCTGCCGTGCGATGGCGGCGTCATTGGCGCACTTTGCGCAGGAGGCCTGGCTATGCGACCAACGGCACGACTGCGGTTTCTGGCAATCGGGGTTTGGCGCTGGCGACGGTGCCTTCTTGAGGAATGCCGGAACATCGGCTTCCGAAATGGTGACGGCTTGCTCGGAATGGCCCCGTACAGGCCCTTCCTGACCAATGACGGCCTTCTGAGGACCATCATTTTTTGCGCGAGCAGCTTCCGAGCTTGGTTTGCTGGGCTGGCCGTCAGCAGCCCCCGAAGTGGCGTGGTCAGGAATCTCGGAATTGGCGCCCGACACGGAGGGAGGAGGTTCCGTGCCGGGCTGGTCCGTCTGCTCCGGGGAGGAGGTCGGAGCGGACGAATTCTGTTCGAAAATCTCGCCGGTTTCGGCGTCGTGCGGAACGTCAGTGTCCAGCTTGGGTGTCTTTGCGCTAGAAGCCTTGTCCGCGCGGGTTTTAGTGGCTGTGGGCTTAGGCTCCTCGTGCACGTGCACGCGAGAGGCGCCCGTAAGGGCCTCCCAATACAGGTCGAAAATCGCATTGCGCTCTTCGCGCTCGGCGATGTCCAGCTTGCGAGCTGCGACACACTGACGAACAGCCTTCACGTCGAACCCGACGCCGCGCAACTCCTTGTAGATCTCGGACTTGTCGGCGTTGAGCGTTTTGATTTCTTCCTCGACGCGCTCGATACGCTCGATGAAGGCACGCAGCTGGCCGGCGGCGACAGTCTGGCTGGTTTCGGTGATGCCGGTCATGCTGCGCGCTCCGAACTCGGAGCCGGTCCGAAGATGTCAGGGCGCAGGTGATGGCGGGATACCCCAGTGACACGCTCGACATCGAGAACTTTGTCGGCCGCCACGGAACGCGAGCCGTTCTCCATCCTGGACCATTGGACGCCGCTGACCTCAATCAGTGCGCCGGCCTCAGTCGTCGAAATCCCTTTGGCTTTTCGCCAATCGCGCAGTTGTTCCATGAGGTATCTGTACCATCATGGTATTATTCCTGCAAGCAGGAATTACCAACATGGTTGAATACCGTTTTCAGCCATCTTGGTAACCTCGAAAAATGGTAGCCCGGTTCAAACTGGACGCCGCTCCCGAGGCGAAGGTTTACCTCCAAGAGTGGCGCGAGACGAAATTCCCAACGCAGCAAGCGCTGTCTGATGAAATCGGACTGGCGGCAGCAACAATCTCACGTATCGAGACGGGAGAGCGCGAGTGGGGTAAAGGATACCTTGAGGCCCTTGCGCATGCGGTGGGTTGCCAGGTGGCCGACCTTTTCGGGCCGCCAGCAGTCGATGCCGAAAGAGCGCTCCGGTCGGCGCTCTTGCGATTCGGCGTCGATGGTGAGGATCTCGGTCGCGCCGTCTCCGCGGTCAAAGTGTTCGTCGACGACCGCGACGAGCAACCATCACCACCCCTTCCCGATGATCGATCCGCACCCGCCACTCACCGCCGTGTAAAAGCGCCATCTCGATAGCCACTTCGGCTGTAAGGCGCTTCACCTTCATCTCTGGATCGATCGGCGGACCGGCGCCCGCCGAGTTTCGCAGATCCGCAACAATCTGCTCGTTCCGCGTTCTGTACCGCGGCTTGACCTTGATCATGGTCGATGCCCCTCCGATGCGATTTGCTACTGGACGCGGTCCATTTCCTTGACCTCGTCCGGCACCGGGCCGAAGGCTTCAATTAGCTTGGCGTCTTCCCACTCGCCGGTTTTCGGATCGCCTTCCCGCTGGAACGCAACCACAAGCGCCTTCCGCACGGCCAGACGCTGCGCAAGGCTGCGCGCATGGCCGGGGCTATTCGCTTGGATGGGGCTGTCGGCCTGCAGCTGGCCGCGCTTACCTGCGATGAAAGACTGAACGACGTACATTGCACTCATGTCGCCTCCCTGGCGCTCGTTGTTAACGGCGATAGGAAAGACTTCCTATGACACAGAGTCAACGACCAGCCGAGATGTCCGCCTGACGAGGCTCCTGACAAGTACCTTCAGGAGTGATTGCGGTCTGGCCAATTCCTGACAGCTTGAGAGCTGCCGTTCTTGTGGCTACGGAACTCCAATCGGCCCGCAACCAGCCCGCTTTGGTGACCTTTTTGTCGGGCACGATTCGGCTTCGAATGTTGGCTCGCAGAACAAAACGTACCATCATGGTATTTAGCTATTGCCATTTGCTACCATGATGGTAATATCCTCATCAACACCAGATGAGGACCGGCAATGAACGCCCACCTTCGCCAAGCCATCGCAGAAAGCGCGGACTTCCGCATCGTCACCAAGATTTTTGGTGGACTGCTGGGGACCGAATATACTGTCGCAGCAAGCGGCCGCTATTACCGCGTCGGGCAGCTGACCCTTGACCAATTGAAGCGCGGCATTCCTGCCGCAGACCTCGACCTGCTCGAGGTCGACCCTGAGACGGACGAGGCGCTGTGATGGGCGCTCCGGTCTTCTTCTCCGAGCACGTTGATGCGGCAATCGCCGACAAACCCGTTGAAGAACAGCTGTCAGCGCTCGCCACGCTCATCCAAGACGCCGAATTCGCCAAGCTCTCCGGCTATGGGCCGCCCGCCGATGAACTGCGCACGGCGCGCCGTCGTTGGCTCACTCTCTACGACCAATGGGCAGCGGAAAACCTGCCTTATCAGGAAAGGAAATTTGCATGAGCGCCCTCGCCTCACAGGCCCTTGTCGAGCATGACGCGGCGCAGATCGCCGGCCCGGTTGCCGTCGTCCCCGGCGAGCGCCGGGAAATGACGCCCATGGAGATGGTTGGCCTCGCGCTCGAAAAGGGCGTCTCTGCCGAAATCCTCAAGCAGATGATGGACCTTCGCGACCGCGAGGAAGCACGCAACGCCAAGTTAGCGTTCACCAAGGCAGTGTCGGCGGCCAAGGCGGAACTTGGCCCGATCATGCGGACGCGCGCCGTGGACTACACGCCGAGCGGCAAAGAGCGCGTCTATTACAGGCACGAAGACCTTGCCGGCATCGAAAAGCAGGTGACGCCCGTCCTAACCAAATACGGCCTGAGCTACCGATACGAGAGCGACAACGGCCCCGACCGGCCCATCACGATCACCTGCATTCTGGAGCATGTCGACGGGCATTTCACACGCACCCCGCTTGCCGGCCCCGCCGACAACGGCGCCGGCAAGAACAGCCTCCAGGCTATCGCGTCGACCACGACATACCTCCAGCGCTACACGTTGAAAATCGCGCTCGGCCTGTCGGTCAGCCACGACGACGACGGGCTGAAGGCTGACGAAAAGGTCGAGGACCGGATCACCACCGAACAGCGCGACACCATCCTGAAGCTCATCGACGAGACCGAAACCGATATCGTGAAATTCTGCCAGTGGGCGAAGGTCGAAGCGGTCGGCGATATGCTGGCCGTCCACTACGACAAGGCTATCGGCGTCCTCCAGCAGAGGAAGGCCAAGCCATGATGCAGATTTTCGACTGCGAGCAAGGCTCAACCGAGTGGTTCGCCTGCCGCGCTGGCATCCCGACCGCCTCGAAATTCGCAACCGTAATGGCAAAGGGTGAAGGAAAGACGCGCTCCAAATATCTGCGCCAGTTGGCCGGCGAGCTTTTGACCGGTGAGCCCATGGAATCCTTCACGACGCCGCACATGGACCGCGGAAAGACGATGGAGGACGAGGCGCGGGAAACCTACGCTTTCATCCACGACGCCGATATCCGGCGCGTTGGCTTCATCCGCAACGGCGACAAGGGCGCGAGCCCTGACAGCCTGGTCGGCGACGAAGGCGGCCTCGAGATCAAGACCGCCCTGCCCGATATCCAGATCGAACGCCTGATGAGCGGGAAGCTCCCTCCCGAGCACAAGGCGCAGGTGCAAGGCAATATCTGGATTTCCGGCCGCGAGTGGTGGGATTTCGTCAGCTATTGGCCGAAGCTCCCCATGCTGACCGTCCGCGTCTTTCGCGATGATATATACATCGCCAACATGTCGGCCGAGATCGATGCTTTTAATGCTGAGCTCGCCGAGCTTGTGGAGCGCATCCGCAACTATGACCGGCGCGGCGAAGTCCTCAAAAACCAACTCGTTCAAAGCGTTTTAGCTGGCTGATCTCCAGCGTCCGCCGGCGGCAGTGTTTGAGTACCGCCGGCGATTTCTTCGAAGGAACGACCGATGACAGATGCACCGATCATGGTCAGGTACGAAGGCGATGGCTCTTTCTCGCCGGCCTCTCAGTTTTGGGCCGCTCGCGCCGACAAGGCTTTCGTCGTCGGCGAGGTCTACCGGATCGTCGAGTATCACGACCGTTCAGCCAATTCGCATCGGCATTTCTTCGCCTGCGTCCATGCGGCCTGGCAGAACCTTCCCGACGAGCTGGTCGAAATCTACCCGACTGCCGAACACCTCCGCAAAAAGGCCCTTATCCGCAAAGGCTACCGTGACGAGCGCGAATATGTCTGCGCGACGAAATCGGCCGCGCTGGATCTGGTTCGTACCATCCTCCCGCTCGACGACTACGCCATCATCGAGGCCCGCGAGAACGTGGTGCGCATCTGGACGGCCAAGAGCCAATCCGTGCCGGCCATGGGCGCCAAGCATTCCAGTAGAGCAAGCAGGCCGTTCTCGATTTTCTCGACGACCTTCTCGGCGTCGAACGCGGCGCGAACGCGAAAAGCGAGCCCGCATGATCGCTGGCGGTGGAAAGATCGACGATGCCAATGATCGATGACCCGAACGGCGGCCGCAGCGTCAAGGAATGGATCGGCAAGACACCCGACTCGGTGCCGCCGCCGACCGTCCGCGCCCGCATTTTCGTTCGCGCCAACGGCATGTGCCATATCAGCGGGCGCCCCATCGGCGCTGGCGAGAAATGGGAGCTCGAGCACATCAAGCCTCTGTCGTTGGGCGGTGAGAACCGGGAAAGCAACTTGCGGCCCGCCCTGGTCGACCCGCACAAGGCTAAATCGGCCGACGAAAACACTTTGCGGGAAAAAGCTGATCGTGTCCGCGCCAAGCACCTAGGCGTCTATCCGAAATCGAAAGCTCCAATACGATCGCGCGGCTTCGCGCCGACCCGAGAGGGCGTTGAGCGGAGGAAAGGATGACGCGGGCACTCGCTCTTTCGCAACGCCAGGCCCAAACATTGCTGCGAGCGGCCGAGGCGGAGCGCGGGATTGTCGAAGTCAAGATAGGATCGGCGGTTTTCCGCCTTATCCCCGCTAGTCTCGCACAGGCACCGAAGCTAGTTGACGACGATGTTTCGCCCGAAGCCTTTGATACGCTGGACGAATATCTAGCGTGGAGAGACAGGAGCGGTGCTGGTGGCGCTTAAAGGCATCCATACGGTCAAGCGCAAGCTGGCCGACGGATCGACGCGCGTCTACCACTACGCATGGCGCGGCGGCCCGAAGATTGAGGCAAAGCCGCACACTGAGGCTTTCGCCCTGGAATACGCTAAGCTCAAGGCGCTGGCGACACCTAAGATTGTCGAAACCCTTGAGACGCTGATTGATCGGTTCACCGGCCCGGAGGACAAGCGCAATCCTGATTTCCTGGCGCTGGCCGATACTACCCAGACGGACCATCTCTATGCCTTTCGGCTCATCAAGGAGAAATGGCCTAAGCTGCCGGTCAGGCTGACCCAGCAAAAGGGCATGAAAGCCGAGATCAGGAAGTGGCACCGGAGCTTTGCTGCCCACCCGCGCAAGGCCGACAAGCTGCTGTTCTCGCTGTCCAAGGTGTTTTCCTACGCCGTCGCCGACGAACTGATCGACAAGAACCCCTGCACCGGCATCGAACGGCTGTACAACGGCTCACGGCGCGAATCCGTGTGGTCGCAGGAGCAGATCAAGGCTTTCCGTGCCGGCGCGCCCGCTCACCTCCTGCTTGCCTTCGAAATGGCGCTGCACACCGGCCAGCGACAGGGCGACCTGCTTTCCCGATCCTGGAAGGACTATGACGGGATCTATCTTCAGTTCCGCCAGTCGAAGGGTGGCAAGAAGCTGAAGGTCCGCGTCCATTCGAAGTTGAAGGCGATGCTGGATGTCCTCGACAAGGACAAGATGCGCATCCTGCTCAACTCTCGAAAGCGGCCGTGGACCAAGGACGGCTTCAAAACCTCCTGGGGAAAGGAGTGTGCCCGCCTCCAAATCGTAGGCGTCACCTTTCACGACCTGCGCGGAACGTTCATCACTGAGCGGGCGCGGGAGGGGTCGAGCGTCGAGGACATTGCCAAGATATCCGGCCACTCGATTTCGGAGATCAAATCCGTGCTGGAAAAGCACTACCTGGCCGACGATCAAGACGCCAGCGACGCGGTGATTTTGCGCATGGAACGGAACCCATGA